CCAGCCGATAAGCAATTCACCATCGTGACCGCATTTGCCCCATAATCCGCTTAACTGCAAAATGTAAGCTATCACCTGTCCATATGTGAGCTTTTGATTATCACTCGGTATCTCGTTAATCACGTAATCAGAGTTGTCAAATCTCGCCATAGTAAAAGGTACATCACACTTAATGCAAGCGTCTCTGACCACCTCATACGCTGTCGTAGGGTAGCTTAAATTGCTGTCATACTCGCGATTGAAATTATTAATATTGTCAAGGCAAGTAAGCGTTATTAGTGAGCCGTCATAGCTTGTCTCGCTAACTCTATACTCACCAATTTTTAGTTTTTCGGTTGTGCCGTCAGAAAAGCTTTTTGAAACATATGCTGTTACACTTGCCTTATCAAAATCATACTTGCTGTAATCTTCATAAATGTTATTCAGCTTAATTTTCAGTTTTCCGGCGACCAAAGCCCCGATTGTGAAAGTGCCATTGCTCGATGTTGAGTCATTGACTTCGAAGCCGTTCGCCCACAGTTCACTATCACTAATAGGGATTTTTTCACCGCTTGCCGTAACTATGTCAGCAAAGCAATTTATGTTTATATCATTATCGAGCATTACTGCCCTTTGCCATTTAGCCGATACGTTAAGCATTAAATCACCGCCTTATACTTCTATGAGGTCGAAACTCAATGTCTCATACCTCTTATTGCCAACAGTCCATATCTTGATAGGTGCGCTTCTATCACCTACATAGAATGTACGTGTTTCATCAGTGCCACTCATAGCGTCAGGATATGTTACTCTGATATATTCGGGGTTTACCATTTGAAGTATCCTTGCTGTCCTAGCTGTGTCTGTACCACTCCACGACAATTTAAGTTGCCGTTTCTGCGCTATTCTATTCTTGTGCATTTGAGCATCCTGTGTTCGCCCACTGTCGCTTGCAGACACATCAATCATGCCCCATTCAAAAGTTGATGGAGTGGGTAATGCCACTCCATCTACTAACATCATTGCCATATTGTTACCTCGTAAAAAGACACCCACGCAAGGGTGAGTGTCTTAGCCAAATTCATTTGCTACAATATATCGTTGTCCATGCTTTGCTTTACCTACCTGTGTCATGCGATAGAGTGTTTCACTGTCGCACTTAAACACATTTTCAATGATAGGTGCAGAGTTTCCGCCGGCATTATAGTTCATCATTACTTGTGCCATGCCCTCCATGACAGCCTGTTTAATTCCCTCGGTGATTTGTTGGTTATTTGCAACTACGTTTTTGCCGTTTGAGAATTTACCTATCATCTCATTATGGTTTGCTAAAAACATTCCATCCTCGCCCTTTGGGAAACCGCCTTGGCGATAATACCTAATAGATATTTTCGGTAAACTGAATTTTCCAAAATCTTCCCAACTTACTGACAGGTGAGGGATTTTAATTTTTGCCGTTATGCTCGGTAAACTAATTCCTCGCCAAACACTAGGCAGATTATTCATCTTCCTTTCTGTTCCACTCATGGAATTGTTTGTGTTTGCGAGTGACCTACTGGCTTTAGCTGCAAAATCTGAAAATGAGCTTTTAGCGCCATTTGTGCTCGAGTTTGCCTTGTCTTGCATTTCCCCCATTTTTGCCTTGTTGCCATTAATAGAGTTGTTTATTGAGGCAAGGAATCCCAAAAGTCCGTTTTTAAGCCTTGAGAAAGCACTTTGAGAATTTGTCGAGCTTGTACTTGACTTATTCTCCATCTCTCCCATTTTGCCTTTAGTTCCGTCTATGCCGGAGTTTATATTGCTAAATGCTTGTCCTAGTGCGTTTGCAAGTCCGTTAAACACACCCTTTGAATTGGTTGTGCTTGTACTTGACTTGCTTTCAAGTTCTCCCATTTTATTTTTGGTGCCGTCTATTGCCGAATTTGTACCGCTTAGAGAGTTTTTTACACTATCGCTTGCGGTTTTGTGAGACGAACTAATGTCGCTTGTATCGTCTTTTGTCTTTTTCCTGTATTCGTCAAGTTTGCGTCCGGCTCCCGAAATATGCTCGTTCGTTTTTCCTACGCTTTTTCCGACACCATTCTGCATATCCTGTACAGCTTGGTCTACTTCTTCTCCGTATCTTTTGACATCATCTTTCGTCACCTTTGCGCTTTCACTTATAAGTGGTAATTCTACAAAAGGTAATTTATTTAACTTTGTAATAATTCCGTTTATGAAGTCTACTAGCCAGTTATTTACATCTGTTACAAGGTTTCCGCCAAACTTTGCCAAATCTCCCGAAATATATGTCAATAAATCAGTCCACCAACTTGTATCACTTAGGTTTTTGAAAATATCCCCCCAAGTGACATCTGTTCCGGCTATCCAGTTTCCCACTGCTAAGCCTATGTTTGCGGCGGCGAGCACTATAGCTACAGAAATGGATATTTGCCATGAAGCACCGAGTAGTTTAGCTCCAAGTCCTGCCATTAAAGGTGAAACAATGGAATTAACATCAGTTCCTTTTGAGTCAAAAAACAGTGAAACACCATCTGCCGCAAGGACTAATCCGACTTTTGCAGAAACGCTTGATAGTTTTGACGATAATAGTGCGCCAACTTTTCCGTCTATTCCTGTTAATTTTGCAAGAGCAAAACCGGCTACAATCGTTGCGCTCAAAGGGTCTTCTTTAAACCAATTTGCAAGCCCTGTTATAATGCCCTCTGCAAGTCCATTAACAAGCTCGTGAACATCTTGGAAAACTCCTATCCAATCAATATTGGCAAAAAACGTACCAATTTGAGTACCGATTTCAGCCCAATTTGTACGTTCTACTGCTGTTGTTAGAGTTGTGAGTATTCCTTTAGCCCATGCTGATATAGTCTGCCCCAATAAAGCAAAATCAAAATTCTCAAAAAATCCATTAATGCCATTAGCAATCGACAAGCCAAAATTAGTCCAGTCGAATGTTGTACCGAATGAATTGAGAAAATGCAAAGCTGTGTTCAGTGAACCGGCTATTGTTGCACCTAAATCGTAAAAGAGCCTTGGGCTGATTAAACCATTAAGGAAGTCTGCAAGTCCTTTTCCGAAATTGTCGGCTTTCTGATAAATCTTCTTCCAATCAATGCTCTCCATAGCACTCGCAAGAGCGTCACCGATGTACTTTCCGAGTGAGTAAAGGTCTTTGATTGATGATTTGTATTTTTCAAGCAGTCCATCTGTCTTTTTCAGCGAACTATTAACACCACTGTCAGCTCCACCGCCACCTGAACCGCCACTGCCTGAACCGCCACCACTGCCACTATCGCTGTTATCGTCAAGTGCGTGTATCTCATCTATACTAAGCAGTGTCTTTTTCAGTTTTTGGGCTTTCTTATTAGAACTATCAGCGCTATCACCAATATCACCTACTCCGCCAGCTATGTCCTCCATGCCGTCAACAGTAGCACCGCCACCGCTTATCTCGATAGTCCATCCAAAGATTGCTCCGAGTGCGTCAGCTACAGTTCTTGTGAAGCTGATAACCTTGAGCATTACCTTACTTAAGGCTTGAACAAACGGCTTTAAAGCATTGATTACTACGCTACCTATGATACTGCCCCATGCTTGGAACTCTTGTTTAAGGACTCTTACACTGTTAGCCCAAGTGTTGGCAGTTTTAGCAAAATCACCTTGCGCAGCTTGCGTGTTAGCCATGACATAATTATATCTTAGCAATACCTTTTCAGCTTGCGTCATGGATTTAATATTTGCATCAAGTCCGTTTTTCATAGCCCACTCTGAAAGTGTGGCTTGCGTTAAATCAAGTCCGTATCTCCTTAATGGTGCAATTGTTCCTGAAAAAATGGATTGTAAGCTCTTTGCAACATCAGCTTGGTCTACATCGTAGAATGAAGCCATGTCACCGGCTAACCTTGTAAGATTAAGCGACATATCAGCCATACTGTCTGTAGTCTTGTATAGCGTGTTATTTTGGCTCATAAGAGCTTTATTTGCCACTGCCGTACCATTTGCCACTTGCTCTGATGAAATGCCTATAGAGGTTCCTAGTGCTTGGAAACGGCTTGATATTTGCTTGACTGTCAGCTCTGACATTCCAAAGTCTTGAATTGATGTTTTTGTGAAATCATCAACCTTGCTTGCCATATCTCCAAACGTGGTATCTACTACGTTTTGAACCTCTGTTAATTGGCTTGCTAAATCAACTGCACTGCCTAGCTTTCCTACAGCTCGCATAACCAACCAATAAGTTGCGTAAAACTTACCGATAGTTGAAGCTAAGCCCCTAAATCCGCTTCTTGTACGCTTAATCGACTTGCTTGTGTTTGAAAAGCCTGTTACGAGTGACCTACTAGCCGAACCGACTTTTGAGCCTTGCTGTGACAGATTAGCAAGTGCGTTAGTCATTTGAATAATGTTGTTGCTGACTCTCGGTGCGTTAGATAATGTTGTCATTACCTCTTTTAAGGCACCGCCAAGGTTTCTGATGTTGTCTGCAGCATACCCGGCTGATTTTGAACCAAGCTTTGAGATTGAAGCTGTTAATTGTGTAATCTCTGCTGATTGCTTTGAGATATTCGCAAAGCCCGACAGTTCTGTTGCCATGCTCTTTAAGGCACTTGCCGAGCTGACAAGTCTTGCAGTATCAAGGTTGCCAAGCTTTTCCATGTTTGTTGCAATCTTGCTAAAAGTACGAGTGTCAATACTGCTCACACTTCTAAGTGATGTTGCAAGTTGTGACATTCCACTCGAAAAATTGCTTATGCTTGCACCATTGAGGGAATTGAGAGTATCTCCAAGTCCTTGCAACTTAGTTTGTAAGTTGCCTATGGCTCTAGTCGCTTGCTGTGCGTCCGACTTGATTTGAAGCTCAATGCTCTCTGCCATTTTCTCACCTCCCTGCAATAAAAAAGAGCTACCCTAAAGTAGCTCTCATGTATTTAGTCTTTGAGCAGATAGTATGTTGTAATTAATCCAACATATCCATCTTGCTTAAGACCTCTATTCTTTTGAAATACTTTGACACATTTAGTGAGATAGTCCGTCCACTTGCCGTAATCGGTATCAAGTTTGTAAAAATGGTACTTGTCATGCAGAGTTTTTCTCAGCCACTTAATGGCTGTCGGGCAGTTATGTCTCTGACCGCTCCACAGATTGTGATTTTTAGCAAATCTCTGTGAATTAACTCCAAATCTGCCATCTTCCTTAAGCTCGTCTGTGTCAAATCCGATGTTCATAGCATGTTGCCATTTTCTTACATCATCATTATCGAGGTAATATTCCTCATTGCCTTTCCAAGCGTTATTCTTTACCGGAGTTGCTATTGGTGCCGAACTATTCTCTATTCCATCACCCTTATTAAGCTCAATGTATAGTAAATTAGCATCTGTGCTGTTATTCAGGCCGCTACAGGTAAATGCGCTCGAATACTGCCAGCCATACAGAGAATGTTGAATAACAGGCTTCTTTGCACTATTAGGCTCATCACCAATAGACATCCCCTTAGTTGACGGATAGCGCGCAATCCAAAACGGACAGTTAATCTGATTTGCGTATGGCGCAATGTACTGATTGTAAAAGCTAAGCCCTGTGTATACACCAAAGTTAAGCCCAGCACTCTTGATAACACTCTGATATGTGTTAATTATGTCAATAAGCGTCTGTCCAAGTCCTTGCTGGCACTTATCTTCAACATCTAACCAAACGAAAGTTTTTCTTCCGTTAAGCGTCTGAATGACCTTGTTCGCATCCGTCTTTGCCTTGTCTACTGTTGTAGCGTATGAGTAGTTGTAAACACCTTGTATCGGCATTCCTACATCAGTACAGCCTTTCCAGTTTTGCTCAAAGGTCTTATCCGGATTAAGGTCTTTGCGAATTATTTTAAGGATTGCAAATTGCACTCCAGCCCACTTAACCTTACTCCAATCAATATTTCCTTGATATGACGATACGTCAATTCCTTTATATGCCATTTTGTCACCTCATTAATCAGGACTTTCAGGTAATCCCGACTGTCTTAATGCGTTAATTCGTTGCTTCATCTCATAAACGGCAATTTCCTCGTTAGACTCCTTGTATTTAGGCTCGTTATCTTTTGAGTATTGCTCATTTAACGATTTTTCGATGTATTTTGCTCTTGCCTTGTTGCCATTTAAGGCTCTGTCGATAGCTGTAAGAGTTGCGCTTAATCCGTATGTGCCCCACCAAGCCCACATGTTGGAGTCGGCTTCTTTTTGTGCAAGCATATAAGCCTTTGAATAAGGCTCTAAATCAGCCGGACAAGACATATCTATGTCCTCAACGCTAAATCCATAGCCTTTAGTTGCCAAAAGCCAATATGGGCGGATTTCGTTACAATATACTTCCCACGTAAGCTCTTTTACTTCTTGATTGGCTTCTTCTTGGCTGTCTGTACCTCTTTCGCCAACATCTTTGATAAAAAACTGTTTTTCTCCATTTCAGCCGACAAATCGTTGTAGAGCGACATTATATCTCCACCCTCTTCATTCTCTGGGTCGAGATAATCGTCAAGCAAATCATACATCTTCGCTAATTGCTTCTCTTTTGCTTCTTTATCGTCAAAATCAAAGCCAAATTCGTCAGCGTGAAACTTTTGCAAGCCCACGAGCAAAAACTCCGGTAAAAATCCAAGCATGTTGTCAATGACTTCAAGTCCCTCGCCCTTTTGCTCCATTCCTACGAGCCTTGGGATAATTTTATTCTTATATACCGGTGCATATCCGAATTTAACTGTATACTCTTTTCCGTTTAATTTAATTTTCATTTTATCTTTCCCTTTCTCCCTAATTTATATAGGGAAAGAGGCAGTTTTAACACTGCCTCGATTACCTTACTATATTGTATCTTCAAGTTCGCTGTCAGCCGTGCTATCATCATAGCCAACCGCTACGGCTTTTTCCGATTGGCTCACCCTTTTTTTGTGAGTGTGATTGCTGTTGGATAGCCTTGGTCATCCTCTGTTACCGCAACATCGTAGTTATCCTCAATCCACTTAGGTACTGTCTGTACTGATACAGTTGCAGTTCCTGTTAAGTGGTCATCAGAAGCCTCGCCTGGGGCGAATGATTCCTGTCCAATAAAAGCACAGATACCCTCTGAGCCTTTTCCGTCTGTACCATAGAGAATGATGAAGTCAAGCTTCTTGCCCTCGTTAGTTACCATCTCATCCTTGTACTTCTTCTCAAAAGCTCCCTCAACTTCCATAGAACCGGCTGAGCGTCTGCCCATTTCCTGTGTCTCTACTAAGTCCTCAAGAGTTGAAGTATCTACCATGTTCTGTGAACCGAATGGTGAGGGAATTGATTTTGCCCTAAGTAAGAGCTTGTAAGTTCCAGCCCAGTAATCGCCACTTGTGGCGGATGCGGTTGGTGTCTTGTAAGCAATTCTACTTTTTAAACCTGTTGCCATTTTTATTACCTCCTAATTTTTCATAAAAAAATAAGAGCCAAAAGGCTCTTATAATCTATCATTCCAGTCGAATGACCGCCTAGCACGTAATGTTGCTGTCCATATTTTGCCGTTTTTCCTAGCGAATGGAATCGTTGTCAGCTTGAATGACATAGCTTTGTATTCATTAGCCACTGTCTGCGCCACATTCAAAGCTTCTGAACGGCTTTTATTCGTTGTAACAATTACTTGTGCCGTAAATAACACTGTATTTATTTTTTCGCACTCTAAATCCTCATTCTGTTCAATAGGTTCGAGTGCTTGAACTAGCACCGTTGGAAAACTAGCCGCTGCACTGTCCGACTGTTCCTCTTGTGTGAATTTTAGCTTTGGATATTTAGTTTTCATTTTTTTCTCACATCGAGTTTTAATAATCGCATATGTGAGGTTTTCGAGGTCGAAAACCCATTGATTTTGACTCGCCACTTTATCACCTCAACTAAAAAATTTTTCGTGCTGTTCTTATGATGTCATTTTCCATTTCTACAAATGCGTGATACATCGGCATTGTAGGTGTAATGCCATATGAATGGTGTAATTCTCCACTTTCGTCTCTCCAATACCAACCCTCGCTGTCAAATGCGTGTGTCTGCCCCGGGAAAGTTCCTTGACCACCTCTTGCGTCATTGAAGTGTGGTTTAGCTTTCCAACCCGAGCCGTATTCAGCCATAAGCAAAGGTGATACATCAACTGTCTTAAGCCCATCTGCTGTTTGCCATGTGCTTTGTATCTGCCCTGTTTCGGTGGCAAGCACAATAGCCGTACAGCCGTCTGTTGTATCTTTAATTTCGTAACTAAACGTGATATAATGTCCGAAATTGCCTGTATTTGCTTGCGCTACGGCTATGCCATTACTAGCAAGTTCTCCAACAAACGCTATGCACTTGTCCTGTAGACGGTCTTTATATCTTTCAAGCTTGTCTATCGCATCTTGTATAGATTTTTCTGTCAGAGAAACGTCAATCTTCATAATTACACTTCTTTCACAACTGCTTTGAGCATGTATTTAACTGAATAGAGAGAGGGTTTTACTCCCACTATCGTAAAGTCTGCGGAAGTTGAATCAACTAATCCGTTTTCGTTCTTTGTAGGCTCGCTATCAAGCCAAATAACGTCACCTTTTTTTAAAGGGTATTCTCCTCTGTCTGTCAGCAAAACAGCGTCAAAATCAGCCACATTGAAGCCATATTCCTTGTTCTGTGCTTCTCCTCCGTCAAACGATATATTTGCTCGAAAATCAACCGGCTCCGAAAAGCCTGTTTCTTCATGGGTGTAATATATCTTCTCTCCGTCCTCTGTTTCGTAAAACTTTAGATTTCCGTCCTCGTCTTTTTCATAGACTGTGACTGTTTGGCCTTGGAGTGCGTACTTCATGGCTTGTTTATTAATGTCAAGCATTTTTCTTTATCTGCTTGTAAATCTGATTAACACCGGTACTTGCCATGCCCGACACAATGCCAACTGCTATTGCATCAAGAATGTTGTTTGCCGGATAACCGGGAATTACAAACATTCCAACAATGCCGAGTACTCCACCGGCTACACCTACGATAATAGGAATAATATTATCTTTGACCTGTGGTATCTGCTTTGAAGCATATCCGATTAAATAAGTAATTACCATAATAGCAACTACTGTAGGTACTTGTGTAAAGTCCATCAGCTTTTACCTCCTTTGCCTAAATGGATTTCCTCAATCTCATTTTTCATTTTTGTTACCATGCCATTACCACCGAGTGCGTGGTATGCGTCATACATCTCGCAAAAATTCTGATACGCATATGAGGGAATTTCGCCAAGCTTCATGTACTTATCGTGGTATTCGATAAGCTGTACTCGTAAGAGTAACATTGTACCTTTTCCGTTTGCTTGTCGTAGCTTCTTTTCCTCTTCAATGCGCTCGTTTCTTTCTTTTGTGTCTATTGCTTTTTGCTTTTTCTGCTCTTGTAAAAGCCAAACAATATAACCCAAAAGTGCCGTCAGGATAATTGGTAAGGCAATAATGTATGTCTGATAAAATAAAGCTTTCATCTTACAGCCTTTCATCTTTAGTAATTGGCACACCGCCCACCACCACTTAATGTGTACCGCCTGCTACCATATTGGTAACGCACAATCTTCTTTTTATAGCACTTTGACAAAAGGAAAAACTCCGACAAACAGCTTATCTCTGTCTTTCCATGTACGGCTCACTCCGCCCTCACTCAATGCGCTCATGTAGTTCTCCCCGGCTTGTGAATGGTCGTAGACAGCAAGATTGATAACAACATTTTCAAACTGCTTTAAGTCGGCAGTTATATCATCATCAGTGAAAGTGTCCGGATAACACCTTTTTGCCTTTACATCTTCCGTGGCTTGCCTAATGAGCTGTTCAATGAGTGGGTTATCTTCCTTGTTATCGAACACTACCACATCAGATGTTGTTTCATCATCATTCGTGACTGTTTCAATATGAAATTGTTTAAGTCTTATTTTGACTTGCTCTAATGTGGTGTATTCCATGCCAAGCTCCTTATAATCCAAACTTTTCAATTAACAGTTTCTTTAGCTCTGCTCCTGTAAGTTCTTCTGCATTGTCTATGCCTTGTTCTGTGGCAAAAGCCTGTAAGTCAGATGTAGACATGCGATTAATGGTTGTCTTGCTATAATCAAAAGAAGCTCCGGAATTATTATTTTCCGGAACCTCTTCGCCAGCGTTATACCATTTACCATTATGAATCACTATATATGGATATTTCATAGTTGCACCCCCTACTCTTCGCTATGAACCTCATATACGAATGTGCTATCCATATTCTCATATGATGGAAGAACAACCTCGGAAGCAAATGTTGACATCTTCATAGGTGGTCCGTACTCCGTCTTTGTAGCGACTGTAATACCTACACCATATACTGTTACATCTACATCGGCTACCTGTCTTGCTGTTCTCTCTTCCGGTGTAGTGCCAAACCAAGTACTGCCAAGACTACCCTCCGGAAGAAGTGTAACCTTGTTATCCGGGTAGAAATACTGCTCCTTGCCATCATCATCAATGTACATCTTATCGTAAAGTACGATAGTGAGCTTTGTTCTCTTCTGCACTACTGAAATAACAGTATCATCGTCAACATCAATAGTTGCTGTAAGGTTCTGTGCAAGGATTGAGTTTCTTATCTGTGCATTATCAAGCAAATACTGAAATGTATTGCTGTTCATAAGCACATATCTGGCAATCTTGCCTTGCTTCTGTAACTTCTTTCTTGCATTGTTAAGGTCTGTAAGTGGCTTTGAATTAGCTGTATCACTCCACATACTTGTGCCGGATAACTTTGCATAATGGTCTTTTGCGTATGAACCATCTTTATCATAATCGTAAGCATACTGAACACCATCGCTCACAATGGCAATTACTGGATGACCTGCACTTGTAGCAAGAAGCGACATTCTCATACGCTCCGGAACAACCTCTGCACCACTTACAAGATTATTAGTATCGTCATATACGCTTGATAAAGCACTTGCAAGGTAAGGGTCGTCTGCTGATTGAATACGCTCGATTTCAAGCATTTCCTCTTCACCGACTGTCATTCCCTCACGGAAAAATGCCATCTGTGTTTTTTCCTTGCTTAATCCCTCTCTAGCTCTAATTGTTGGGATTGTGTCAAAGTTAGATGGTGCAAGTGATACCGGAAGCCCTTTATGTGTCTTAATCCAGCTTAAATCAAGCCCCTGTTTCTTTCTTTCTGGAAACCACTGTAAACCAAGATAAGGTATCTGATTACTAGCGTTTTCTGTTGCTGATAATGCAATAGACTTACTGTCTAATACTTCATTAATTAACATCTGTTTACCTCCTGTTATTATTCAAATACAATCATTGGAAGAGCTGTCTTAACTGTTTCGTCATATGTAACGCCTGAGTGTGCTTCTGCTACCTTTGTGTTAAGATATGCTTTCTTAAGCAGTACTCCCTGTGGTCTGTCCTCTGTTACATCAAATCTCAAAATGCCGATTGTAGTTGCTGTATTGTCTACAACTCCTGCCTTTCCAATTGGCGTACCGGCTTTAACAATTTTCTTTCCGTTTGCGTCTTTATCTGTGACCGCAGAAAAATCAAGTGTTAAAGGAATTGCCTCATTAGGCTCTCTTTTGAGAATCTGTGCGTCTCCCGCGTATGAAGTCTTTTCATACTGCATATTCATTTCCTTTGCCATTTTTTACCTCCTGTTATTACTGAATGTAATGTGATAAAATGTTGTTGCTTTTAGGTGCATCAGATATAAGGCTTTCTGCTATCTTTTCAGCATTTGTCTTATTTCCTGTATCACCATTGTTATTGTTACCGCCATTATTAGGATTAGGAGTACCTTCGAGTGCGTTTTTCTCATACTCTGCTATCGCATTGGCTTCTTTGTCGGACATAATTTTTCCAAGAGCCGCAGTGTCAAAAGAGCCATCCTCTTTTACTACTGTCTTTACCTGTTCTGCTGTAATTCCAAAATCTGACATAGCCTTCTCACGCAAGTCTCTGACAGCGTTATCTTTCTGTAGCTTGGCAATCTGCTGATTGGCTGTCTCTAAGGCTTTATTCGCCTTTTCAAGTTCAGTCATGTTGCCAGCCTGTAGCTCATCAAGCTGTGTCTGTAGCTCATCAGCTTTGTCGGCTTTAGCCTTGTACTGATTGGTTTTCTCTTTCTCTCTTGCCATTTCCTCACCGCTCTTGTTAAGCAGATTTGTTATCTGGTCGTCTGTCGCTTCTGGAAATAGTTTCAATACGTCATTTCTTGTCATAATTACCTCCGTTACTCACGCTTTTGTTACCGCAGGTCGCTCCTGCTGAGTTCTCCTATTTACCGCATAGGTGCAAAATTTTGTATAATAAAAAGCGACTGTCGTAATTGACAATCGCTGATTATTTAAAATATCTAAGGGTACATCTACACCCTGCTATTTCTTTTACCTGTGCCCCTAAAGAATGGTCTTTTGGAAACATCATCAGTGAATTTCCAACCTCAAACGGCTCAAAAATATCAATTCTCTTTCTGTCAACTTCTGCATGTGTAGGTCTGACATGTGAATCTTCTTTTGAACGCCACTCTTTTGTTTTGTAGCCCTGTTTCACCATATCGGTTTGCAATCTGTAATTGCCGACTGCATTAGCTTCATTCGCAGCTACATTTTTTGCCCGCTTTTGTGAAGTAAAATACTCTACGTCAGTATTTTGCGTGGTAGCGTCAACTACCTCATTCACAATGTACCGAGCATAGTCTGTAATGTATGAGGGTGTTTTCTTTGCCTTACAATACTGTGTGGCAATGCTCTCATATCTGATAATAAATTCTTTAGTGATAGTTGTTATCTCTGTTTCTTCCTTGCCGGATAGCAAGGCAAATAGCATAACAAAGATTTTTTCAAACTTTTCAGCAAGTTTTTTTCTATCTTCCTTTTCCTCGTCAGATAAATCCATCTCACCAAAATATGTGTCGTAATCTATGTCTTGTATTTCATTTTTGCCGAGTGCGTGGATTTCATCTGCCATATCAAGCTCCAAAATAAATTGACAGCCAATTATTCATCGGCTGTCTTTCCATTGTTCTTATCATTGTTATTATTGTTAGGTGTAGCTGTTGTCGGCTGTTCTTCCGGGAATAGCATTTCCATGCGCTTGGCGCTTTCGAGAGTAACTTGTTCAGGGTCACTAAACATGTCAATCGTCTTGACGGCTCTCTTGTAATTGATGCCACACCTAAGTAATATTTCAAGCACCTCTGCCTTAACAAGCATGTTGTCTAGCTTATTATGATTAATGTGTATCTCAACATCGCTAGGCATAAGTGTAAAGCCCTTATTAATTCTCAGCCTGTTAAGAATAAGCCTAAGCGCCATTCTCTCTGATTTCTTAAGGATAGGCTCATTGATAGCTGTCCTAAGTCCGGCATCGTAATGCCCGTTTCTCAATTCTACGGCAGAACCGGTATCACCGCCTGTGTTGCCCTGACGATTTGCAAGACCTTGAATGCTCAAAAATCTTTCAAAAAGGTCAGTGAAAACCACTTGCCCCTCTGTCTGATTAAGCTCACTCGTCATTACATCAACATCAGCTTTGTTGTCTGAACCATTGTTAGATTTAACAACTAAAGCTCCCTCTTGTCGCATTTTTCTGAATGTATCTATGTCAATCTCGCAATTAACGAATTTCACCCATGCAGACACAAACTGCTCGACACCATTAATTCTGTCCGATGTAAGCACGTTAATAGCGTCTGTGATTGCAATAGTCATTTCAATGTCAGATAACCGCCTTGCATTATTTGGATATTCAATCACCGGAATTGCTCTGTTGCCGTTTATTCCGCTTGCATAAATCTTGTCGTTGCGAATATCAAACCACTCATTGTCAGTGAACACATAGTATATGTTTGCTCCGTTCTCGTCCTCTCCAATTTGACAAGAGAATGCCGGACGTCCGTTCGAGTAGTATACTACAAACGTATACATTGGATTTTCAGACGATAAATAAAAATCGCTTTCATCAAGCAACTGTCCTTGTCCATCATCATTACCGATGAATCTGTAGCCGGTACCGCATATGCTTCTCCAACGATGTATGTCTATATCACACTCCTGTTTGCTTTCTGAATCCATTGTGATGTTAAGCTGTGTGATTTCTTCCGATTTATGGTTGTCAGTGCCACGCAGCACATATTGGATTGGCTCGGCACACATCTCTGCGGTTTTGCGCTCAACAAGCTCATACGCAAGATTTACAGCAATCTTGTTATTGATTTCCGGGCGGTTCACTTTCTGCCGATACAAAATCGGTTGGTCACCACGATAGTATCTGTCAAGATACTCAATCTCAATAGCGTTTTGTTCGTGGATCACAAGTGCTTTATTCAGTTCTTCGATTATGTTGTTTTTTGTGATTTGCCTTTTACGTGTGAAAATAACTTGTCTGCCGTAATTATTTTGGCAGACGGCCGAAAAAGGTCTTACGTTTTTATGTGCGTACCTATACATCAATAAAACCTCATGCCACTTGCAGAAGTTCTCTGCGGAACCTCTTTTATCTGAAATTCTTGTGTGCCAGCCCAAAACCATATCCATTTACGGCAGTGCATACACATTACTTTGTGGTGTTTCTTGTCGTTTTTATTCACCCAAGTTAATAGCTTTCCGCAACGAGGGCACATTACACTTCGTTTTCCTGTTGGTACAATATTCTGATTATTCATGTCACCCTCGCTTCACTAAAAATGGCACCCACAATCTGTGAGTGCCATTTCTAAAAGAGATTTTTGCAATGAACGAATTACGATTTTTTCATAGTTATATTATAACTGTCAATTTTTTAAGTGTATATATGCAATGATATGCAAAACTATGCACACTACTGCACATTTTCAAGATATTCTTTTCCGTAAAGCCTTTCAAACTCTTGCAAGGCTCTGCCGTGGATTGTAAATATCTTTCTTATGCTCCAATTTGTAGCCTGTGCGATTTCTTCAAAAGTGTTTTGATTGACATATCTCATTGAGAGTACGTGATAATAGTCGGTATTCTCCATGCTATCAATTTGGCTGATAATATGATTTCTTTTTCTCATAAATTCATCAACAAGTCTGTCTGTATCTTTTTCCAAGTCCACAATTTTAGTTACTGTACTGCCTAATTTATCTTTGTCAGATGAAACATCAACCGCTTCTTTGTCCGTTGAAACAGTAACGCTACATGCTATTGTCTTAAGCCGGTATATTTCAGACAGCTTATTTTGTATCATTTTATCTAATCTGCTAATTTGATTTAAGTAAGTTTTTGTATTCATTAATAAAGCCCTCCTCTGAACGGATTGTGTACTGCTTCAACCTTTGCTATTCTACTGCCTTGCGTCATTCTTAAGGCAAAGTTTGAAAAAACGTCAGGAACATCATCAAGCTGTTTTTTGCCTGTTACTGAATATCGTTTCAGCAGTGATACCATTACCCCATAAGGCTCATTGGGCTTATAAAGTGATTGGTCTTTGAAAATAATATGTTGTAAAATCCAGTTAGAACACTGAAAAATACGCGCTTCTTTGTTAGTTTCTGTCGGTACATCAGTGATGTTGCATATCCACCCTTTATTTTCAACTCGCTTATTAACTTCCATAGCCACTCTGTCACCGCCGGCATTACGCTCAAACTCGCACTCCTGTACTTGATTATTGACTAATGTGTTTGACGCATTTTCATACTGCATTTCATAGTCTGCCGTATTATCGCACACACAATCAACGCAGTAATAATCTTCGCCATATTTTTGCAGTATTGGCATAACAAAATAGTCTGTGCCTTTTCCTTTTGTATCGCATTGAGCTGTGATAATTTCCGGCTCGCCATGTGGGAGATTGAAGTATCTGCGGATTTTATCATCAGGAAACAATAGACCCTCACGCTCGATAGGTTCCTGTTTATACAAACATCGGTAAGAGATTTCGTCCATGAGTAATTGTTGGTCGGCAAAAAACTCTTTCGTAAAACCACCATACTCATAATCAAAATTGCTTTCCCCTGTCACAGGGTCTACATCGGGCACTGATATTGTTTTGACTCTTGGATTTCCAATATACATATTTTGAATGCGTCCGATAACGTCATGTACGCTCCAACGAGTGGCAATATGTATCTCTTTACACGGCTTTCCGTCCGTATCTTGTGTCTTACGCTGTCTTGCGTCTACTGCGTATTTATCCCATAATTTATCAAGTATTGTAGGATTTAAGGCTTCCTCAATTCCGCCTATCATATCATCAACTAGCAAAAATTTACTCGCACGGACTTTTCCGGCATTCTTACTTCCGACAGAAGTACATTGTACTGACGGAAAAGGTTTGTATTTGCCAATATTGAATTGCTCCATTTTGGCATTCGTGCTTGTAACTGATAGATTAGGAAAAATGTCATGCCACGCATAATCATCATCATTGGTAACAATGTCGTATACTCCATCATAGTACATTCGTGTAATGTCACCACTGTGTGAATAAAATAGGCTGTAGTCTTTTGGAAACCAACCGGCAACTGCCGAATGAAAAAATTTCTCAATCGTACTCTTGCCAGCTCCAGGCACTAGACTCACGCACAATATGTCATATTTATCATCAATCATGCCTTGTAATGCATCCACAAGTCCGATTTTGATTAGTTGTTTCCTACGTGGCATATAAAACCGGTCTTTAGGCTCACGCTTTTTCTCTATGTACTGAAAATAGCTGTCAACTATTTTGTTTTGGGCTTCAAGTAGCAAAACCTCATATTTTTTGTTTATCAGCTCATATGTGGTTTTGTGGTCGAATGCGTATTTTTCCAAATCCCAAATCGTACCACCTGTTTTAGCCGTGCAGAAGCCCTCTATAAGCTCTTTTGCCCTCTTAGTGAGTTGTAGTCCATACTCAATATCTTTCTCGCCATTTATGGCTACACTGCAAGCGTCTACATAGGCATTAATTACTTGCTCGTCTTTCCCTTTATCCTTTATGTAGTTTTCATATCCGTTTACTGTGGAAATAAGGCTCTGACTAGCCATAAGAAAAGCACCTCCACTTTTAAAAAGCAAAGGTGCTTATAGACCTCTGCCTATAATTTTTCTAGGGTAGCGACTACAATCAATCTGTAGCCGGTAATTGTTTTTATTCGTTTGCTTTGAAATTGTAAATCGGTTTTATAATGTCAACTATTTCAACGGTATCTTTTATATGTCCAATTATTTCATCCATTGTTTTATATGCCATAGGGCTTTCATCAATCGTGGATGTATTTACAGATGTTGTAAATATTCCGTCCATTGCTTTTTGATACTCTTCTAGCAAAATGCTTTCTTTTGCCTTTGACCTACTCATAGTCCGCCCTGCTTCATGCGGTGCTGAATAATTCCAATCTTCATTTCCCTTGCCAATTCCCAAAATACAACCGTCACGCATGTTTATTGGTATTAGTACTTTTTCCCCCGCTTTTGCAGAAATAGCACCTTTACGGACAATATTTGTATCGTGTTCAATGTAGTTGTGAATCGTTTGAAATCGTTCAGTTTCTTTTGTAACTTTCCAACACATATAGTAGCAAATAATGCTCTGAATGGCTCTTCTGTTAATTTCCGCAAACTCTTGGCATAATTCTTATCTTGCAATCCGAAAATGCCGGCTGTTTTACAAGCGTATATATCTGATTTAATGCTTCATGTTCTATATTTTCTGTAAATATTTTCAAATCAACCATGATATATTCCTTTCTGCTGATAATCAGCCATCATTATTTAGCTGTAATAAACCATTTTGTGGCACAAAGGACATTCACACTTCCAATTATCGCCCTCTCGTTGGTCGCCACAGTATATATATTCTTCTTCAATCGCTTCAAAAATCGTCCAACAATTCTTGCATTTAAATCTTAGTGGTTTTTTGGCTATGTTCAAATCGCCCTTTTTAATTATTTTCATAATCTCATTTCTTCCCCTCACTATTCGCTAATGATTTTGTTTCCTCTAGAATTTTCATTGCTAATGCTCTTGAAAATTCATAATTATTTTCCGGGTATCTGCCTAAAATTGATTTTGCATACTCATTGACTGCATCGACTGAAATATCAATGTCAATAGTCATATCATGAAATTCGGATGTTTCTATCGGCTCGCCATTTCTACCGCCTATTTCGTGCGATTGCGCTTCTCTAAGTGCCTCACGTTCTATTGATTTAATTACTTCTGCCATGCTCATTATAATAAACCTTAAATCCTTTCATTGCATAATCAGAAACAGCCTTTTTCAGCTCCTCATTGGTGGAATAGGCCTCTTTCAAAAGAATAGCCACGCCTTTTTTGCTGACCGCATAAATTCCAAACGGAACCTGTTTGCTTGCAACATGTAAAACAGCTTTTAATTGTTCTGCCTTCATTTCATATACGCTATTTCCGACTGTCAGTTTCATTGCTCATAAACCTTTCAAAATCTTCCATGCATTTATAGCACAAGTCGTATGTGGTATTAAAAATGCCGTTCTTTGTAACCGAATTTCCACACAGTATTCCTTTTTTAATTTCTGCACCACACCTATCGCAAGTGCACCATTTTCTTTCATGCTCCATTTTTCATAAACCTCTTGAACTCTTTCCTGCACTTAGGGCATAAATCGTATTGCGTATCATCTCTCCATATAGCCATTGGAAACGCTTCCTTTGCTAAATCTTCGGCTGTGCATATGCTTTTTTCGTAAAGAGGTTTTACCTCTCTTGTTTTGATATATGCATTTTTTTCATCGTAGCGTATTATTTCTTTTCCGCACCTGTCGCAAGTGCGCCATTCTTTTTGATGTTTCATTCTTCTACCAACCTTTCAAGCCAACCCTAGCATACGTAAAATATCAAATTCTGATATTTCCTCTGCACCCTCTCTTGTGTGCATAAGAATTTCTTTAAGTTTTTCATTTTCTGCATTGCTGTATTTATCTTTGTTATACGCTTCTGAAAAACAATAATATTTGCAATATCCATAGCCCACGCCAAGCATGTTTCCGTGAATACTCTTTCCGACAATATCATAATATTTTGGTACTTTTAAAATATTGTGTTTTTCATCTAGGGTACATTCCTTTTGTTCTGCTTTTAGCTTTGATTGAAGATATTTCAGAACACTTTGTATATCCTGTTCTGATTTTGAAATATATAAAATAGTTTCTTTCATTTTTCCACCAACTTTCTAAGCACCATACATAAACATATTTCCAAAATGGAAATCATTTAGGGCTTTTTCCAATTCGTCTTTGTACCTAAATGGACTTAAAGGGCTTTTTATTTCTTCCCTCAATACAGGTGACATATTGTCTATTAAAATGCCTTGTGTAGCACTTGCAAGATTTTGTGGTGGCAAATCCATTAAAGCGCATAACTCCATTCTTTTATGGTCACATTTTTCAGATTTAGGGCAACTTTTACATTTTTCTGCTAATTTACTTAAAGGTTCTGCCATTAACTACACCAACTTTCTGCCACACATAGGACAATAATTGATTTTATAATTTGATGTAATTTTTTTCGCAAAGCTCGCACATATCACTTCTTCCCCCATAAATTATCCGGTAATTCTTCACCGCCATAAATCTTGTTAGCGTATTTCTTAAATGTCGGTACGCTACAACCTGCTACTTTTGCCGCCTTTACTTGTGAAAGCTGCCCCGATATGTACAGGTTAATTGCTTCATAGAACTTATCTTTGTTTAGTGGGTGTACGCCTGCTGCCATAATAATCACTCCTTACTTTGATTTTCAACTTGATGATTATATTTTCTTACATCACTACGCATTTTAGATGGCATATTCTTATAACCTGTATTTTGAAGTTCTGCTTTGAAAGCGTTAAAATCATCATCATTTTTAACAAATATACTGACATATTTATCAATCTGCGGTCTTGTCATAAGCACACCATTTTCAGTAAATACCTTTTTGATGTAGTTTGTATAATAACAATACCCTTTGACTTTTTCGTGGTATAATCCCCAAAAATAATCAGCATTTTCTTTTGTTTCAAACTTTGCCCTAATCTCATTGTTAGAAATGTGATTGTAACAATGTCTGCACAATGTAATTAAATTGCTCTCTCTATCATCGCCGCACATTGAAGCTGTTCTTATATGTGTCATTACCAATGCTCTGTATTCTCTGCTACTCTTTCCACAATATCTGCAAGTATAATTATCTCTTTCAAAAATCTTGGTCTGTAAATCTTTATATGAACTCATAATAAATACCTCCTACAATTCCTTACTTTCACACCAACTGCTCTTACAAGCGTGATTCATAATGTTAATTAAAACCTTTTCAGAAGAAAAATGAACTAAGCTATAATCACATTTTGCCGAAAACTTTGTATTGAAATATTCATCAACCAACATCTTGTAGTCTGTATTATCGTCCATATCACTTATAGCTGCGTAATAGGTATCTGTATATCCGTCACGCTCTATGTCGGTTTCTTTTGTTAAATTATCTACTACTCTTGATAAAACCTTATCTGTTAATGGGTAGTGGTATTCTCCAGTACATTCTCCGTGTTTATCTAAAAAGTATTTAAAGAATGCTTCTACATTTTCTTTGAGTGTTTTATCATTAGTCCAATCATAAGCTATCTTACCAGCTCTACTTATCATTCTTTCCTCGGCAACTTCCCAATCACTTTGAGAGTATTCGCTTATCGGCTTAAACTCTTTCGCTTTTTTATCTTTGGGTAAAAAAGAATTACACTGTTCTCTGTTAAGAGAATTACTTTTAGTATTTAATTCATTAGTATTTTGTATATTAATATTTAATTCATCAGTACTTAATTCATTAGTATTTAATTGTCCGTGGATTTCTACCTGTTGATGTTCAACCCCTAGATTTTCTAGGTCTTGTTTTTCTATTTTCTGTTTATATGGTTCTTCGTAAACCTCATAGGTGTACTTTATTCTTCCACCATTGCTTTTTGTTGGGTTCTCTTTGGTAACCACAACATAATTATTATTCTTTAATTCATTTAAAGCCGATTTAACGGCTGTTTCGTTCTCTTTGCTTATTGCAACTAACCCAGCTATTGAATAATCCCAATTATCGGGTAATGAAAGCATTACAGACAATAAGCCTTTTGCTTTCAGACTCAAGCTCTTATCCCTTAAATGAGTATTGCTCATAACTGTGTAATTTTTTGTTTTATGCACTCTAATTGTTGCCATAATCGAATACCTCCGCTTGATATTATTTATGTATGCCTGTGATACATACTCCGCTTGATTGATAAAACAACAAACAGGCACAGCGGAAGTGCTTTTCGGTAGCTAACCTAGTTTGTTGTAAATAGTTGCACGGAGAGTCGAACTCCGTCAGACCAAACCATGCCAATGCATTTCAAATCTGCAAATTCTATTTTGCAAAGAGTTTTCTGTTTCCGATAATACAACTACTATCCATACATCACCCATCGACCTGAACTATTGCAGTAGTACCAGACTAAGTGGTGATAAGGAATTGATGTGGTGTGGATTTGAACCACACATGATTGTCGCGACTCTCGTCATCTAAGTTGCCGGTTTCAACGAATTATCTTACGGCAATAACGTTTACCCATTTCGTCACACATCAACAATCGGCAAGGTTGGGAATCGAACCCACGACAAATCAGCTATTAGTTGACTGCTCTACCACTGAGCTACATGCCGATAATGAGGGTGAAGTCTAAGGAGTGGCAACACCCTCCGGAGATATAAATTTGTATGCGCTGTAGGAAGAAAAGAACTAACGAAACCTACAGCAAAGGACATGTGAGGGATTGCACCTCACCTAAGACTCATATGATTTGAGTTGCCCTAGTTTAACAATTAATTAAAGGGGGTATATATGTCTACTCTGCCTATTACAGATGTCTTTACGACAGGTTGGTTTTCACGCTCGTGCATTGTGGGATTATACACGATTAAACCCTCACGAGCCTTGTGACGGCTCTTAACAGCTTTCCGCTATGAGGGCGAAAGGAACTACTAAGTCCAATGTCGGGGAACCAAGTAAACCCCGAACAGGGCATGTTGGATTCGAACCAACGTATGCAGGAATCAAAATCCTGTGCCTTACCGCTCGGCGAATGCCCTATATTTATTGCCACATGAATGCTATGGCAAGTATTTGACCGAGCATTACCGCAGCACCGAGAAGTCTCGAGCTAACTGTCTCTTTTTCGTTTAATGTGGCACTTGTCATTCCCAATGCAATTAATGCCAGCCATACTGTTGTTACAATTTTTAGTACAAACATGATTTACACCTCATCTTCTTTAAATGTCGAATCAATTATGCATGTAAGAGTAAAAAACACTATTGAAGCAATTATTGCGACCAGGTCAGGAAAGAATATCGCATGAACCATACAGAACAACATCGCCCATGCAAAAAAGCCCTTAATGAACTTTGGCAAGTATTCAACAATAATCTTGCCTAAAATCTTCCACCTGCGCTTAGACTTAAGTTCGCGAGCCTTATCCATGTACCACTCTGCCTTGCTCATATCCTCTGCTACAGAACCTTTATGCCCGGCACGATATTCATACTTGTATGCAGTAATCTCACACCATTTAGCCACATCCTTAAGCCCGTAAATGTCAATCATTTCATCAATGCACTCTTTACGATTAGGCAAGTTATAGTGGCTAGGGTGATTTACCATTTCGGAATTAATTTTGTTAGACTCAAATCCTGTTAATTTCATCACTGTTAGCTCCTTTACTGTTATATATTATATATAACTAATATTTTATCGTAGTTGTATGTATATATATTATTATTGTGTATGTTGTTTAATTAATATATAACTTATGTTATAATAATAAATACTGCTTGGTGCGATTAAGGTATGAGTAAAGGCCTTTTTGTTTTGGGGGATATTTTGGGGGCTAAGTGGGGCAGTTTTTCGCTTTTTATATACACCCCCAGGGCACCCAATGCGCGCGCTGCTCAGCTCTCAGCCATCAAGCATTTTAAATTGTATTTATTGCATATACAATTCAGTTACATGCTTTCAACTCTTCGCTAAACAACTGTTTTGTGCATAGTTGCAATAATTCAGTAGCTCTCAAAGCCTTGTAATTCAAGGGATTAAAATTGTGTGTGTTGTATATACAATTACTTGGCATTATCAACCATGCTATCACCTGATAATGCTTTAATATTCTGACTATTTGAACCGCCTAACTGTGGTAATTCATTGGCCGTTAGCACCCTCGCTTGCGTAGCCTCGTAGCCAATTCCCGGCTGATTCATGCCAAACTCATTATTTCCAACGAACATAGCACCGACAGGGGATTTATTATCGTATGCCCTATCCTTGATGCAATCTTTGCGGATTCCTTGCAATTTTTCCCAAATCTCATAACTTTTATGGCTTGACTCTTTGTTTAGTCTCCAGTTATCTATAACACCACAATCAATATTACACCAATTACTAAATGCAACAGTACTGCATAGTTTATTATATTTATCACTAATATATATATATTCATCACATATATTATTTAATATATTATAGTTATATCTGTTGTAGTTAGTTAACATACATGTATTATCATATAACTGCTTATCTTTTAATATACTATTGTCATTAAATATAATCTCTCCGACTCTTTTACAGACAGCTTTCCAAGGCCTTTGACCCTCGCTTTTTAAATCGTCAATTTGTAATTCCTGGCAAGCCTGATTTATAGCCCTCTCAAAGTCCTCCCGATAAAGTTGGAAAGTGCCAAAATCAGCAATCAAATGTTTAGTTATATTTCCTTTAATTTTTTCCATTTTAGCACCTCAAAATCATAAAATAAAAAAGCCCGCACCGCTTGGAGCAATTCCAAACAGTACGGGCAACCGGCATCCGCTTATTAATTTAATTAAAATAATAATAATCAAATATACTTATTTTGTCAATACATGGATTATTGGATATATAACAATAACTCTATTGATTAATATATACCACATCACACATATATATTAATTATATTATATATAATAAAAAGCCGGTCACAAAAACCGACTTTTTGAAAAACAATATTTAATTTTTAAATTTCAATACTAAATTCGTCTTTTAGCACTGCTTCAAAGCTTGGCTCTAATTCACAATAGCGTTTTAAAAACTCTATCGGCTCGCATGGTGCCAATTCGTGGTGAACCTTTTCTCGTGTCTCATCATCCATTAGAACGGCTATAGCGTCCATTTTTCTTGTGTTATTCTCATTTTTCCACCCCCTTTTTAATCCTCAATCTCGAACAAACAGAACTTGCATTCTAACTCGTCAATTTCTGCTTCGTATTCCTTGCCGTCAAACTCTAAATGCTTGATATAGCTATAACGCGGAGTTCTGAATTGTAACCCTGATACCATGCTACCGACATACAAGGCATTTTCCGGATTGTTCAAAATCTCTTTGAGTTTATCTGAAAACTCAATGTTGCATTTTTTCGAGCGGTTTATAATTTCCTCGTCCTCATTTATTCTTGTTTCAATGCTTTTCATAAAAGCTCTAAATTTTGGAGTATCGGGATTGCTTCCAATTTCTCCATATATTTTAAATTCTCTCATGTTCTGCGCCCCCTTAATCCTCTTCACAATCCTCAATTTTCCAATTAGGTCTCATTCCCTGGGCTTCCCATATGAGATAATCTCTCATATCGTCAATATCTTGTATTTCTGCCCATTTGTCATGGTCCTCTTCAAATTCTGCGTTTGGTTCAAACCACGCTTTGACCTCTTCAAAGGTCTTTGGCTTGCTATATTCGGCTCTGTTATCAACATCAACTATTCTGTATTTCATACTCTTTATACCTCCAATAAAATAAACTATTTATTTGCTACGACATAACTATAGCATTTTGCACTCTATATGTCAACACTAATTTTAGTGTTTTAATAAAATAATTTTTATCTACTATATAAAGCAATCAAAAATATTTTATTTTCTCCTCATCTGTTGGCACTATCTCTATTATGTCGCTAGGCTGCAGCCTTAATATAATGCATATAGTGTTTAAAGTATCTAGTGTTATACTTTTACCACTTCTTATATTTGACATGGTAGCTTGGCTCAATATCTTTTCTTTTCTTATTCTAGTACTTGTATATCCTCTATTAGATAGCTCTTTGAGTACATCAATTTTGTATTTAATCAATGTTTTTCAATCCTCTTTTCTATATTATATTTTTATTCTTTTATGATACTTTAAAACGTTTTTAAAGTCAACTAATAAAAATATTTTATTTTCACTAATTTTGGTGTTGACATACACTAATATTAGTGCTATTATAATGTCAAGTCGAAAGACAAGGAACAAAATAAAAAAGCCTGTCGCAGAGCTACCAACTGAACGACAGGCACCAAACAAATAATATGAAAGGCGCGTATATTATAACATACGTGGGAAAAGGTGTAAACATGGAATACTATTATTTATCAGCAATCAAAGAGGATGTAAAAAATTATATTGACGATGAAATAACAATTTCTGATTTTTCAGACCGTGACGAGCTGGAGAACTACTTAAATGACGAGTTATGGACTTGCGACAGCGTAACCGGCAACGCGAGCGGTAGTTATACTATGAACCGCTTAACAGCTAGAGACTATGTTATCGACAATATAGATGAGCTTAACGATGCCGTTGAAAATCTTGGAATTGACAAAAATATCGTTGGTGAGAAGTTTCTCGCCGAGGATTTTGAATGGTGCGATGTAACAATTAGATGCAACTTACTATCAAGTGCAATTAGTGAAGTACTCGACAGCATGGAGCAAAACAACGAACTAGATTTTGACAGCGACAACGAGTAATTAACATTTAAGCCGGTGCAAGTTCACCGGCTTTATATTATTTTCAGGGCAAAAGATTTATATATAAGAGGCAATTCCTATAGTTATTATTTCACCGTAATGTATTTAGATGACTATTTGAGCCTCAAAAAGTTCAGTAAAATGGTTTCTAAACTCGTAAATATGTTTTGTCAGGCATTGCACAACGGCAAGACAGCAACAGAAGCCAAAAACATGCAATTACATTTTTGTGCGTTGTGCCCGGAATATTTCCCGGCATATGAAAATATTTACAATGAAATAGCATGGATTTAGGGGGCACAACTATGGACGATTTAAAAGAACTTTTAAAGGCTTTCGGGCTTTTTGTATCATGCCTAATTATTGGGTATGGCGGTTTGTTTTTATTTTTTTATTAAATAGCTAATATTAAGGAATTTTTAGCCGGTTCGATTCCGGCTATTAGCTTTATATATAAGGCTTTTCAGGTCTTATATTTTAATCTGTTGAGGGCTACCAATTAAAAGCGGTTATAAGTGCATATATTAATGCTTTGAGCGTTTGAGGGCTACCGGCTTTTGTGGTCATAAGTGCATATATACAGACATTCGCGGATAATGTAAAGCCGTATCGGTGTGGCATTTGAACTTGCGACAAGTGAAGCGATTAACAAACGTGGGGAATAGCAAGCGCAGAGCAACGAGCGTTAGACATGCTAAAGTGTGTAAGATATACAGCGCACTATAAATATTTTGTATGCATATATAGGTGATTTGCGTTACCGCCTATAAAAACAGATTAACGCACGACAGACCGCGAAAAGGTCAAAAAGCAACCTATAAACCATGTACTAAAACAGAAAAGAGGGTTAATGAATGGATAACAAACTAACTACGCTTGACGCTGTAGAAATGGAAATAAGAGCACGCTACAATGGTAAATATACGGATGTATTAGGCTATCAGGCAAGCGAGCGCGCCACACGCAAAGCGATAACGGATATTTTTAAGCATACCGCTAATTTTGGAACGTGTGACGATGTATTAACGCTCATTAGTGGCAAGGAATACCGGCGGACGGCTTTTATTAACTATCTACAGCATGAAAACTATATAAGCCCAATAATTAAGGCTTGTTATAGTTAGGGGGATGTATTATGTCTAATTATGAGTATTTGGGGAAAAAGGAAATATATAAGCGCGTTCAGGCGCTAGGCTATGAGATGCCAAAAATAAGTGACTTTGATTATATCAAGTATGACTGTATAGAGTGGATGCAATCGCACGAGTTAAAAATAACAGTTCAAAAGGGCGGTGAATGGTTGCAAGTCGTAGAAAAGCGCGCGCACGTTCGCCCGGTCACGCTTTTTTGCGACTATCAAGCCGGGAAATATATTACGCGTTACTACTAGGGATATTTTATATCCCTTTTTGTCGTGTCAAAAATCAAGCATGCAGCCGTTGGAACTGTCGGACTGTCGTACATTGACAAATAAATAAAAACGGTTTATGATTTTATGATATACACATTTAAAGCCGTGTATTTGACGATTTAAGGGTTTTTAAACGTGTTAGCGTGGATTTTTATCGAGTACGCTATAATGAGCCGTAAAATGAGCCATTTACAATGCTTTATAATATTTCTGCAGAGCTTTAAGCCGTCAAGCCGTGCCGGGTGCGAGTTGTTACAAGTCAGGCGCACCAATTCACGGAAAATGTTTGAATTTTCAGAAAACTTCACTCAATTAAAGTGTGGTGCGAGTTCTTTGCAAGTTCTCGACAAGTTTTTGTAAAATTTTGCGAACGGATTTTTGAAATCAAAAAAGTCAAAGGTAGGGGGGTATCAAAATATTTTAGGATTTTTTTGAATTTTGAATCGCCAAAAAATAAATGCTCTTGGCACTGTAGTCGCTCTCCCCTAGTTTCTCAATCAATTTCTGCCGTGTCATTTCTGGATTAGTCCGGTGTATGTATTCTAATAGTCTGTCTATTTTATCCATATTTTTGCTCCAATAAATCAAATATTCTGTCAGCCGTGTATACAATATTCCGTCCGTACAAGCTCATAAAGTCTGCGATTATTTCTTCTGTCTCTATGTCAATGTCACAGCCGTATGAGAATGAGTACACATGCACCAGCTCGTGGCATAGTATCTTGTCGGCCATGTAATCAGACACATTATCAGCTATCGTTACTGTCTTGGTTGTGTTGTCGGTTACTCCTAAACTTATAGTGCCGTCAGACCGCCTTAATTCGCTTGATGTGGGCTTTTTAAATTGTATGTGCCACAATATATCATTAACATTAATAAACACCTGTATACTCCTTTCTGAATAAAGCAAAAGCCACTAACCGAATATCAGCTAGTGGCTTTTTACTAGAGAAAATAGTGTTTATCTATTTCTCCACATTTCTTTTCCCCATTATAAAAATAAAAATCTTCAGCATCAAATTGAAATATGCCAAACAATGAGTTCTTGCTAGATAAATACTTTATTCCGTCTTTATCTATATAATATTGAGTGACCTCATTATCAATGGGGCTGATTATCAAATCTCCATTTTTAAGGTTGTTAAAAGTTCCTATTTTTTGTCTTTTCATGAATAGCCTCCGTTTTATCTAAAAGTAAATGTATTCCTCTTCTGATGGCTTCACCTTTTGTAAAATTGTGCTGTTCACAATAGGCTTTCAGCTTTCTTTCTGTTTCCTCATCAAGTCTGATACTAAATCTGCTTGATTTCGGATTGCCAACTTTAGGTCTGCCTGCTGGTGACATAAACATCACTTCCTTTCTTGTCACACCTTTATTATATTTATGTTACACCATATTGTCAAGCATTATTTTAAAATATTTTTCACTAGCCAATATTCAGTTATCAATGTGCGAAAAACAGGCTATGAGCATTACTACCCATAGCCTTAATAATTACAGTTTTGACGCAAGATTGCTCATTTTGGTGCGCAAAAGGTTGCGTTCATCGGGTGTCATGTCATTTAAAAGCTCCGATATATCTCCGCTCAATTCACGGATATACATGTCAAGGGCTTTCATTTTATGCTCTTTGTCCTCTGTAGAAGCTCCTTTGTGCATTTCCTTTGTCTCGGTATAATGTCTCTTTGCTCTGTCATAATTGCTTTCACTCACATGTGGTGCAATCGGTTCAGAGTAGTACATCTTACCTCGGCTCTTATCCATGTCGCGCATATACTCCATGTCGTTGTAGTTTACCGGCATGTGATAATATGGTGGTTCGGTGTATCTCCTGTAATCGTCTTTTGAATTTTCCATAGCTTCAACAATCAGATACTCCTTGTCAAATTCTACGATATTCTTAACAATCTCGGTAAAATCCTTTAAATCGTCAAGATTTTGTCCCTCAAAATTGTCAATTCCAATTCCGTCAACTTTAGCCTTGACGCATTCCATTATCTGTTTAGCCCATTTATGCATATCATCAAGCCTCCCTTACTGCGATTAAGTTGCTATTCTGTACTTCAATAGCCTGTGTTGATGTATTCTGCACCGCTACAGTACTGCAACAGCCACAAGGTACATCAACGTATGCCTGAGCCGAAACGTTAAATAAATTTTGTACTGCTGCCGGTGTTACAATCATTCGTGTTGACTGTAAAGGCTCTCCGTCTACTGCAATGGCAAGCGAAATAGCTCCAACTGTACCGCCTGTAGGTATCTGAATGTTTCCACTATAAGATACTAAAAATCTAGCCTTACACTGATTAGTAATGCCTCTTAACTTGATAATTCCACTTCCGGTCCTGTGTACGATGCATTTTGTTCCGTTTACGGCTGTCTCTGTAAATGCAACATCTTCTCCGGCCGAAACAGTCTGTAATGCAATTCCTGTTATTTCCATTATCTTTACCTCTCTTTCACAAAATAAGGGCAAACATTATAGTCTGCCCTTGGGTTATAAGTAATACTGCTTAGCAGACATAATCTCGACTAACTCTCGACTAAACTTGGACTAAACCTCGACTAAAAATGGTTTTTAATCAGTTTAGATTGAGTTAACTCAATTAAGATACTCAATTATTCATTTTTAGCAATTACAGCCGGTATTGCAACCACAGCCATATGCATAAGCATTTGGGTTAGGCACAACATAAGCTGGAATAGCCGTAGGATTTACAGAGTTGACAATCTGCTGTGTCTGTGCTGTCATTGCAGTAGTCAGAAGTGCATTTTGTCTATCCTGTGAAGCAGAAAGTTCAAGTTTCTGCACCTTATCTCTCAAATCCGCATTTTCCTTTGTACATAAGTAATCAAGAATAGCCCTCGTTCCTGCCTGCTGACTATCAATGATGTCTCTTGTGTTGCTATTCATTGTGTTCTGTAAAGCACAAGTGTTAGTTGCCATGTTGTAATTTACACCCTGGATGGCTTCTCTTGTCTCACAGCAACAGTTAGCAAGCTGTGACTGTAAAGCGTTAGTATTCTGCATATTAGCAACTGTGTCAGCATTTACTGCCTGTTGTATGCCATATCCGGTCTGCATGATATTTGTGTTAATACCATTAAAACCTGTGAGCATACTATTGTTCATGGCATAAAAGCCGTCACAAAGTCCGTTGGAAATACCATCTAACTTGCTGATAACTGCCTGATTGTCAAAGCCTCTTTGTATAGCTGAATCAGTGTAGCCTGCGCCGTTGCCATTTCCGCCGAAACCGCCCCAGCCGTTATTTCCCCAGCCAAAGATTAAGAGAATTACAATCCACCATGCACCATCGCCCCACATACCATCGTTATTACGATTATTGCCTGTTACTGCGGCAATATCTGCGAGACTAACTCCGTTTGAATTAAACATCTTGTTTACCTCCATTTATTTTATTAACAAATGGGATAACCGGTCATTATGTGCGCACAACCCAAAATGTCCTAATTCATCATTCCTTTAATATCATTAAGGTTTATTCCTTGTGTATTCATAAAATTACTTAAAATTTGCTCTGCGCCTTGCGTGTTTCCACTGTTTATCTGATTAAGCAAGTTTTTTGCCATAGGATTTCCACGCTGTGCCGACTGTTGCAAGCAATTCATAGCCATTTGCTGTGGATTCCGAATTGACTTAAGTTGATTTATTGCTTGAATTAACTGTTGATTCATTCTTCATCACCGCCCTTACTTTGAGTTCTTGATGTTTTTCTCTGTGTTCCTAAAGATTTATCAAATCTATCTTCTAGCTGTCCTATTTTCTCTGATAATTCCTCAAACTTATTCAGAAATAGCTGTGTACTTTCATCTGATAGGGTAAATTTAGCATTTTCTGTATTAGCCATAGAATTTACTGCCTGATTATCTTTAGGGGCTGTATAAGGCTTATACACAATCGTATTAATGGTTCCGTCAGCATTCCAGCCCTTGACATAAATTTCCGACATATCCTGTTTTGGGAAAAATGCCATTGAGCCATCCATAGGCACCTCGTTGGGATTAATAGTCTCAACTGCTTGTACTACTCTGCCACTTATTCCTTGTGTTGGTTCGGGCTGTTGGTATCTCTGATAGCTCGCCATTGGGTTATACTGATACGCTCCATAATTAGGTGTATAATTCATCATTGGTTGCTGATACGGCATGTTCATCTTTGTTATCCTCCAAAACTTCCTCTATCGCTTTAATGACAAGGGATAATGTCATTAGGTCGATTTTTTGTAACTCGCTTTTAGCAAATATCTGTTCTCTTACTTCATCGTCAAACATAACATCATCTCCTTATGCCTAAATTGTGGCATAAAAAAAGAGAAGAGCATTTCCATGTTCTTCTCATATTTGTGTCATATAATGGCTTTTCTATATACAATTTTTACTACACACTTTTTGGGGTGGTTACTACACAGTTACTACACACTTTTGGCATTAAAATACATTAAAATACATAGAATTTTATATTTTTTACGATTTTACGAAAACTCCGCAAACTCTTTATTTTCCTAGGATTGCGCCATTATTTACGAAATCGTATGGCACTCCTTGATATACATAGTAGTTAAGCCAGTTTTAGTACAAAAATGCCCTACAAACGCTGATTTTTCAACATTCTGTGAATTGATTGTGTGTACTACTACACACTTACTACACGCATTTTCTTCTATATTCTATGATTTTGTTGTCGGTGCTAACGATTTTTTCGATGTCAGCAAACGATTTTTCAGGTGTAACATGTGTATACAAGTCCATTGTCATTTTCAGTGTTGCATGACCCAAATATGATTGAACGACTTTCGGCTCTATGCCTGACTCAAAACATCTTGTCGCAAACGTATGCCTGAATGTGTGACCGCTAAAAAATGGAAATTCATTGTCACTGCTCTTTGTGTCATTTATCCGTCTTACAACTGAACGTATAGAGTCGCTGTATATAACCGAATTAATTGGTGTGTTGAACCTTGTAACAAACAAATATTCGTTTTGTTCCTTGGGTCTGCGTGCCGAAACTATCTTTTTAAGTTCAAATTGCTTTGTCAGATATTCCTTGCACACACTGTTAATTGGTACGTGTCTGTAACTCTGCTTGGTTTTTGGTGGCTCAACATGAAATGTCTTGCCTTTATCTTCAAGGTATTTCTGATACACAAGTGTCTTATTGACATCAATATATCCCTCATCCATATGTATATCTGCAATCGTGAGTGCAAACAGTTCTCCCGGGCGCAAGCCTGTATTAACTGCCACATTATACATGTTGTCGTAAAATGTGCCTTTACACGCTTCAAAAAACTCGTTCTGTTGCTCTACTGTCAATGCAAACGCGTTAACTTCCTTGTCTGCTCTTAGCTTTACACCTTTTGCTGGATTCTTAATCATCAGGTCATCTTCCATAGCTCTACTGAACATGTCATTTAAAATAGCCTTGATTTTGTTTTGCCTCTCATACTTATAGTTATCGTCAGAAGCTTTGTCAATAAGTAACTGCACGTCTGACTTGCGAATAGATGTTATTTCATGGTTTCCTAAGTATGGTGAAATGTTCTTCTTATATATATGCGTGTACTCCCTAATGGTATTGGGGCGCACACTCTTTTTCTTGTATACATTCATCCACCTGTCAAACCACGCATCAAGGGTAATGCTGTCTCTAACACTTGTGAATTGTTGATTGTCGCTCACTGCTTTACTAAGTTCTTTCCGCAGTTCCGACAATTTGCTGTTGTAAATTGTCTTGCTCTTGCCGAACCTATCTTTATATCTGCCCTGATAAAGTCCGTCCTTGCGCTGGGTTATTCCGACTCCCAGCTCTTTTCCTCTCAAATCCTTTCCCATACTGATTTATGGCTCCTTTCAAAATTAAAAGCCATTATATGATAACTTCTATATTACTGCATAATGGCTTATAATTCAATATATCTATTTATATGCTATCTGTCTTTTCGAGGTATTTTTCAAACTCCTTGCGCTTAACTAATCGCTTGCCTCTTCCGACAAAGAGCACAAAAGGACATGAGGGATTATTAAGCATATCATTGATTCTGTTAATTCCGATGTTACTGTATTCAGCGGCCTCATCAATCGTCAGCGTTACCTTTTCCCATATTGGCACTTTGTCAATCATCGCCTGACTCCTTTCTATCTTTTCCTTAATGTCTGCCACTCTCCGGGAAGTGGTCGTTTTTGAAATTAATAGTCTCTGTGATACCTCTTCAAGGCTTTTATCAGCAACTAGCAACTCAAAAACTTCCGCTTCCTCATTGGTGAATTTGGCATTTTTCAAAATTTCTTCAAGTTCCGGTCTAGTCAGTTTTGAAAACTTCATAGACCTTATCTCCTATTCTTCGGTTTTGTTTGCACTGTGTATACAAGTATTTGAGTATCGGCATGAGCTGTTGCACGGCTTGTTGTCCTCGTATACACATTGTCTTTTAATCGGTTCTATATCACTTATAGTTCTGCTGTTCATCTTATCATCACTTCCTTTTTATACTGCTCTGCCATATATTGTCCGTAGCTCATGCCCTTACTTTTAGCAATCTCGCAGATTTCCGCAAGTTTGTTTTTCTTGATAGGCTTTCTTTTAAGCCTTTTCTTTTCTCTGATTTTTCTTAATTCCGTAGCTCTCTGCTGTCTATGTGCTTCGCAACACGTATTTTGGTTAGCTGCGGTCGGTGTAAATATCTCGCTACAGACTACACATTTAATTGGTTTGTAGTGCTTCATTGTTTGCCTCTCCATATTTCTTCATCAAGAATATACTGTCTGATAAATCTATCTGCGTACTGTGGGTGCATCATTGACCTCTCTGTTTTTCTTGATGTTTGGCACGTTCCCTTTACATCTGCGATAATACGTTTCTTAACATATTCAAGTGGTTCAAATACAAGATTATTTTTAGGCACACAGCCAATAAACCAATACTGTGTAGGCTTTTTATAATAATCTCCGTTCTTTGTGCGGTCTTTATCAACAAACGTGGGCTGTATGCACCAATATGTAGTCAGATAATGTGGTTGCGTGTATGGATTCTCGATTATTAATTTCAATCCTTTTCTTATTGCTACAATTACCATTTTACATAATAGTACATACAACTCTGTTAGCTCATTTTGAAGCGTTATAGAATATTCCAACTTCTTTTCTGTGTTCCAGCCCTTTTGCTGAGTTGCCTGTCCTCTAAACAATAGTGGCACTCTCGCTTCAAATCTTGTACAAGGGAAAAATGCAAATATCAAATCATCAGGGTTTATCTTATCAAACAGACTCGGCTCGCCTTGATACCCCCCCTCTATCTCTTTAAAAAGGTCAGTAACATAGTCGGTTTCGTTAAATTCATTCTGAATATCATAGTCGTAGGCTTCAATTCCATACTTCTTGAAAGCATTCTTGAATGTGCCCGACTGTTCAAATAAACAATGTACTATCATTCTAAATCCACCAAAAGGAAACCTCGGTTTTATGTCGCGACAACCTATTCCTTTCTGATAAATTAATTAATGTTTAATATTTTCACTACACCACTGCTCTTGTATCTCATCATCGGTCTTGTCTCGCCCATAAATGTCGTACCATGCAAACGCTACCTCTGTCAGACTGATTATGCCGAATACTATGAGGGCGGTGTATACTACTGTTGTTAAGTTGGTCATTCTGCATCACTCCAATCTAACTTTTCATTCCTAATCTCCTACAAACTGTGTTATATCCACAATGCAACTCTTTCGCGATACCTGATATTGTAAATCCTTTTTTCTTTCTCTCCTATTCCGCTTCTGATTGAAGCTCTTTAATCCACCCATCATAATCCCATGAGCTTCCGCATATAGCATCACTCGTTACAGTCGCTAGAAATTCTGCTAACTCTTCATCCGACATATTCCTTATCCTGTCGGCATTGGTCTGCTTATCGCTTTCCACAATTTCAAAATATGTATCAATGTAACCTAATACAGTTTTTAAATCGTAAGAGCTATATCCGATAGAATAATCCTTTTTACCAACCTGTCTGTACTTCAATTCATAATAAGGCTTATCGTCTAGCGTTCGTGCGATTATTTCTAAGCTGTCGACTTTAGCCTTATTTATCTTCGCCTTTCTGCTATCGCATTTGCAACAAGGCTCATTATCTCTTGAATTACTGTTATGCTGACAGTTACAAGTGTGTGCTTTTTCTTCTATGGCTAAGTCAAGGTAATATTTCAAATTTTTTATCAAACTGATAGTTCCATAGAGTTGTTTTTCCTCAAGCATTTCAACAACTTCCGATATTCTTCTATCAAAGTCACGCTTGTTTACACTTTCAAGGAATTTATCCATCTTCTCCACCTCTCAATTCTTTCAATTTTGCCTCCACTTCTTCTTTGGTTAAAAAGATAGTTTTGCCAAATTCTGAAAATGGTATATTTTCTTTGTCAAAATATTTTGAAGTGACAACTGCGCAAAAACCGCAAGAAATAAAATGTACAAAATCTCTAACTTCTGCTTCTACATAATGTGTTTTGCAGTATGATGCCATTTTGACATACACAACATCTCCCACCTTGCAAGGCAATTTAACAAGTCTGCCCTGTTCCTCTAAGTCCTCATAATCGGCAAGTTTTTTAAGTGCATCACTAATATACCCACATTTTCTTGGTGGAATATTACAATTCCAACATGCGCTACAAGTAGGACAATCTTCGTTTTTGTCTATACTGACACCTAGCTCTGTTCTATATGTTAATCTCTCCATTACTGCTGCTTTCCGCCTCTCTTTACAATCTCAATTGCATCTTTCAGCACTTCAACCGCTTTTCTTTGCTGAAATTCTTCTGTTATCGTTCCATTTTTCTTTTCATATTCTATACAACACTCATGCGTCTGTATCTTCTTTTCCAACTGCTCCACAACCTTGTCCACATCATAGGCGGTCGGATATTCTTCTAGTAAATGCAATACTGCATTTGTATTTACTAAAGTTCCATTGCTTAAAGTGACCGATTTTAAATCTTTCTTTAGTGCATCTGCATCAATTAGTCCCATGCTTTGCTCCTTTCCCATAATCCGGCATGTGTTTAAATCTCTCATCTGCTTTATGTGAGCATTTTGAGTGCTGTCATTATCCCATGCATAAGTCATTAATCAATCACCTTTATGTACCTTTCATCAACGTAATTAACTTCATCAGCAAGGCATTGTGCCACTTTTGGTAATGTCAGACCGAATTGATTAAATTTATACAGTGTGTCGATTAAATCCCTAAATTCTGCGATAAACTCTTTAATTTCTCTAACCGGCAATTTAAACATCAATTTAAGTGCCGTACACGCTAAAACCATGTAACTGTATGCCGTATCATTTAAAAGCTGTCTCGTGTCGTCTATCGTGAGTGGATTATTTCTCTGATAAATTCTAATCAACTGTTGCATTGGGATTAAATTAATCTCTTTCTGTACATCAATGCCGTATCTCACTTTCAAAAGTTCGGCAAGTGTTTCAGTTTTCATTTCATTTTCGGTCTGTGCCCTTTCAAGGTACTCATTTATGGTTCTTTCAAGCCTTACAATGCGCTTATTGCCAAATCCATGGTGCAAATACAGTACATAGTAGCCTAAGTCCATAAAGTCTGTGAAAGACCGCCCTACGAGCTTCCTACGGTTATTGCTGCTTTTCAACGTAACTTTTTCGGATTTTGTCCATGTAAAATCCGGCTCTTTGTGCTTTTTCTTTGGTTTCAGTTTGTTGCTCATATTTCTTCATTCTTTCTTCAAGTTCTCGTCTCGCCCTGATAAAACAGGCTTCGGTAGTTTCTTCTGCGACTTTTACAAGTTCTTTACCACGCCACCGGATAGTTATTTTTGTTTCCTTGCTGTTTGTTTTGTAAATCATTTGCAAGTCATATTTCCTTTGCAGTGGTCGGTAAAAATCGTAAAAATCTTTCAAGGCTTCCATTGCGGACTCCTTTCTTTTATCTTCTGCCGTGCCAAGTTTGCCTTTTCGCAAGTTGCATTCTTAACGTTCTGCTGATAGTGTTTTTCACAGACCTTATATCCGGGCTTTACCGGATTATCGCAGAAAAAACATAGTCCTTGTTCATATCTGCCGGTTCTTTCGGGCATTTTAACGTGTGCTCTTCTCATTGTTTCCCGGCAAAATGTGCAAGTGGTATGTCCCGGGTCTGCTTTCCTTTTGCGACAGCGTGTGCATATGCCATTTTTCTTGTCTTTTTCGTATCGTGCTTTTCGCCATACTTTTTGTCGCTCATTGTATTTTTCAACATCAGTAGCACGTTTCTTTGACATGGCTTCGGCTGATTTTGCTCTACACTCAACACAGCTTTTTTCGTCACCATATAGCAAGTTCTTGCCACATCTAGGGCAAACACCAACTGCCTGTAATTTCTTGTAAAGCTCTCGACCATATGCTGTGCGTTTGCTGTTACATGCCGTACACACCACGCCTTCTCTATCAAGCGGTTTTCTACAAAGCACGCAAAGGTTACTGGCTTTTCGTTCTTCATATCTCTGTCTAGAATACTTGTCTTTTATCATTTTTTACTAGGAGTAAAACATGTTTTAATTGGTCGACCAAAACCTCTTACCTCCTATCTTTTTATCTGCTCAATGCGTTCCTTAATTTCTTTCGGCATTGGAACACCTTTAATTGGCTTATTTTGGCTTTTATTATCTTCAAGCGATAATTTTATCGTCTGTTGATTTTTAGAGCCGATTTGAGCCGAATACGAGCTTCTATTGACATTTTCAATCAATGCCTGTATATCCTTTGGCATTTTTTGATATTCCTTTGCTCGATTAACAACTACCCTATAAGTTCTCATAAAGTTTGACTGCACTACGTTTTCAATGCTCTTACTGTCTGTCAGCGCCCAGTTCCTAAGATTATCAGGACTTCCGACAGCCTTTTGTACGAGTGGTGGTAGCTTGTTAAATTCTTCAACTGCACCATAATAGCCATTTCGTAGTGCCCTGCTAACAAGGAACCATGCTTCCATTTCGTTAAGCTCCTGTGGGGATTGAACCTCATGCAGTTTGTTAATTAGCTGTCCGATGCTCGGTGCAAATCCGCTTGTATCGGAATGCACGTAAGCTTTCAATGCCATAGAAATTTGTTGGTAGCTGTATTCTTCCAACATCATATTCCACACATCTACTGTCTCTGATAAATTGCTCGGCTTGTAATTGGGGTAGCAATCACACATTATGCGAATGATTTTAACGGTCTCGTCTCTTGTCATTTCTCTACCTCACACATTATCCCAATCAATGGTGCCTTTGTTAGCTGAATGTGGCTCATTGTCCTTTAGTGCAAACAGTCCTTGCCAGCAATGGTCTACTGACTGATTAAGAATTTTAACAGCTAAATCATTATCGCCCTTTGAAAGTCTCTCTATAGTGTTCATAGCTCGGTGTAATGCCATGTCGGTACATATTGGCTTTTTTATTTTTTTTCGCATTGTCAGGTATTCCTGAAAAGCACTCTCTAGCATTGCATCATCAGGGTAGTAGACAGTTTTCTTTTTAGATATTGATTTATCAATATCTTTTTCTTTTATATCCTTATCTTTACTATCCTTAACTATACTATTCTTATCTATACTTACCTTACCTATACTATCCTGTGGCAGACAAGTGGCAACCACTTGGCAACCATCTGGCAACCCATTGGCAACCACACGGCAACCATCATCGGAAAATGTGTATGCACCATTGGATTTTATCTTTAATTTTGCCAATTCTTCCTTAAAATTTGTTGGTGTATACCGGTCTTTTCTCAAAGCGTTTGCCATGCGCCAATGCTTAATTACAATCACACCATTATCAAACTGATAAATGTATCTTTTTTCCAATAGTTGTTGTAAATCAGCCACACTTGCGTGAGCTTTAAACATGGAAACTGATACCTGATTGCAAAATCCGTCATCGTCAGCAGACATAGATAAATGCAAATATAAGGCTTGCGCACTTGATGATAAAGCCATGAAATTATCATCATCAGTGACTTTTTTTGTGAACATTCTACGTTCTGCCATTTAATTAATCTCCTATTTTCTTCAAGTTTCGGTTGATGTATTTTAATCTTTTCCCTCGTTGTTTATATTGTTATACCTTTTTCTCAACGTGTTCTGCACCTTGTTCATTCCATTAATGCCACCGACAATAAAAGCTATCTCTGCTCTATTTTCCGTTGCCTTTGTTTCTGCTTCCATATCGTGTAGTCCGTACTCTACCTGAATAATTTCATTTGCAGTAATTCTTTTCAGAATTTCTTCACATTTCTTTTTGCTTAAAATCTTCATTCTGAATCGCCCACTTTCTTATCTCCAATTAGTTCCGATAGTTCCATCGGGATGGATAATAATATTTGAGTATCCATTTTTATAATCATTGTTTCTCTGCTGACACATATCTCCTAATGTCAATCTTGCATGTTTTCCCATATAGTCAAATGTTGCATATACAAAGAAATCACCAATCCTAAAGGTATGAATATCAATATCATCATCATTCTGTAAATCATTCCATATTTTTACAGGATAATCTTTCTTTTCAAGCCCACTTAAAAATCTGAACGAAAAATTATTGGCCTCCATCTGCATGAAATCTTTAATATACTCAATCGTTGGATTTTCAACTACTGTTTGGACTGTGCAATTAGGGAAATTACTGGGGCTTTTATGCACATAATCGTTATATGATAAGTTGATATGTGCTAATCCGTTAAGTTCCTTTGAATATCCAGTAGTATTGATTGAACAAAACACATTATTACTATGCTGTCTGTATGTATCAACGATTTCTGAAACATGGTTAGGATATAACCCCGGCTCTCCGCCTGTAATTGTAAGCCTTGCGTTGGGATGCTCCGACAATATGTTTTTTAACGACTCAATCTGCGCCTTAAAATTATTATCGCCTTGCATAGGGTTCTTCCTCTCTAAGCAGAACGGACAGTTATAGGGGCATTCCTGTGTTAATATCAACTGTACATTTATTCGATAATATAAAGGTCTACCAAGAGATGTTTCATCCGTTCTATTCGCAAGTCTGTACTGTAAATCGTTTTGCATTTCAGCTCTTATATCATCATAAGTGTTAAAATGCGGAATTTTGTGTAACTTACTGCTCATTGTTCTCACCCGCTTTCAATAAATCCATAAATTTCTCATACTGCTTCTGCGATACCTTATTATGTTCTTTTTCCGGCTTTAAGCAGATTATAAGATGTTTTTCTGCGATAGAGGATAATTCCCTCGCTAACACCTTTTTGCCTTGCTGTACGCCCTGCATATAGCCTTTAGGCGCTTTCCTCTCGCCTATTGAACCACTAGCACGATTTTCTCCTTGACCGCCTAAGCTGACATTTCTAAGCTGATAACCTTTATCGGCATATAACTTGATGTAATACTTCTCTTTTTCGTCAAGCTGACTTTCGGGGAAATTCAGAAATTCAACTCGCCAACCATAAGGGTTTTTCTCTTTGTCGTACAGCTTGTGGCGTTTCAAACTAAGGTCTATATGCTGTGCATAACCTACAAGGTGGCTTGCCAATCTGCTAAGTGTATGTACCGCCTGTCCGACATACGCATACTTAAATCCGTTTTCGTCTTCTCGGAGTAAGAAGTAAATCCCACTCCTGTCGTTTAGCTTTGGATTCAGCTTCAATAGTCGCCTTTTATTTTCCTGTTCTATCGCCTTGGTTCTTGCTATGTTCTGATAATTCAATGTTTCCACCCACCTTTACTATCTCGATTGCCTTATCAATCCACTTAACATCAGCGTTCATATTCTCATATAGCATATAAGCCTTAGTTTCTTTCAACTGTTCCACAACAGCATCTACATCATAGGCGGTCGGATATTTATCCAGTAATAGCAATACTGTATTTGTACTGAGCAAAGTTACATTACTTAAAGTGACCGATTTTAAATCTTTCTTTAGTGCATCTGCATCAATTAGTCCCATGCTTCCACCTCTTTAGTTAAATGGTAATTCCTCGTCAATATCATCAGGGATTGACATAAAGGAATCTGAATCAGCACTTGGACTGTTTCTACCTATAATTCCATTACTATTGTTCTGTTGATTGGCACGGCTTTCGCAAAATTCGTGTCTTTCAACTACGCAATCATTAGTGTAGATTTTTCGTCCATCCTTGTTAGTGTAGTTGCCGGTCTGCCATCTGCCCTCAATGATAATCTTAGTTCCTTGGTGCAAATACTTCTCTGCAAATTCTCCGTTCTTGCCAAATGCGATACAGCTAATAAAGTCTGCTGCCTGTTCGCCCTCTTTCTTAAAAGTTCTGTCAACAGCTAATGTATACCTTGCTACCGCCATACTTCCGTTTACTGTCTGTGAATATCTAATCTCTGGCTCTCTAACAACTCTTCCACATAAAATTATACGATTCATTACTTTTCCTCACTTTCTAATAACTCTTTATTGTCAAAAATATTGCCAATAACTTCATAATCAACGGCTTTTCTATATTCTTTAAAATCATTGGTTTTCCAATCACAAATCATTGGTTCCCATTTTCCTATTGGAATGTTATTTGAATTATTTAATACAATGTCAAATCTTGAACAAGGTGCATTCCATTTAACAACAAAATAATTCCCATTATGTAGGATATCATTTTCCCAAATTAGATTGTCGTTCTTATCTTTCAAGCCTGTACATCGGCAGATTGTAGATGAATCAACTCTTGGAGCATTATCTGCTGTTAAGCAAGTTCCTGTAGAATAGTTAATTTCAGTAATTATTCTGTACATCTTATCCCTTTTATCGTACACTAAATAGCCTTGCACCCATTCTCCATTATCGGTTCGTTTTGCCTTGTGTAAGTATTTGTCTTCCATATTCTCTCCTATTCTGCTTCTGATTGAAGCCAATCTAACATACATTTTTTACATGCATCTTTATCATTCGGATGTACGCACGTATCATAGTTTCCTTTTTTCCAATTAACCATATGCGGACAAAGATTGGACTCTGCCAACTCTTCATCCGACATATTCCTTATCCTGTCGGCATTGGTCTTTCTGCTATCACATCTGCAACAAGGCTCATTATCTCTTGAATTGCTGTTGCGCTGGCAGTTACAAGTGCTATTAATACTGCCATTCAATTCAGCCAATTTGTTATAATAGTATCTTATATACTCCTTGCCATACATATTTACTGTCTTTTCAAACTCGTAAATAGCATTACATTCCGCAAGCTCTTTTATTTGTTTGCTACTACACATTATTCTCCACCTCTCAATTCTTTTAAATATTTCTTGTGCTCTTTTCTGAATTTCTTAGAATGTTTTTCAAGAATTTCATAAATGGCAATCTCATTGATTTGTGACTGTCCAAGTGGGTCTGAGACGCACCAGCCGTCCGGTAACAAATACTCAATGATGAAGTGCCGGAATTCGGCATCACTCATGCCAACACCATACATGTTGTCTTTATCTTTTCTTGCTGAATATTTCTCTTTGAAAAACTCACTAATTGTCATTCTCCACCTCTCAATTCTTTCAGTTTTGCTTCGGCTTCGGATTTTGTGAGAAATACTGTTTTGCCAAAAGCCTTAAAGGAAATCCATCTATCGTATGGGTATTCTTTTGCATTAATCCAAATTCCATTTCTGTCTCCATCTAACTGTATTCTTACGCACATTGCTTCGACCAATGTAGATTCGGTTACATATACCACATCTCCTACCTTGCAAGGCAACTTGATAAGTCTGCCCTGCTCATCTAAGTCCTCATATTTGCCTAATCTTTCTATCAGCAAATTCTTATAATCGTAACTGTTTTCTCCGCAAGGTAAGCCATCAGAAGCTCCGTGTGTTCCATCTGAATATGTCTTTGTTAATCTCTCCATTACTGCTCCTTCTACCATATTGGGTAATAATTCCCTTTATCATCTGTAACCCAATAACCTGTACTCCAAGTATCAGTTAATTGGTCGTAGACTTTTCTACCTTTAATCATTGTTATCCTCCTATTTCAATAATTTCCTTGCACTCAACAACTTCAAAATCTCTATCCCAAGAAGAACAACCACTTTCAGCCTGTTTTGCTGTTCTGTATGTTTTAATTGCCGTATCTTTCAATTCATCAACTTTGACAAAATGAAATTCTCTTGATAAACCGCACCATATTTCAGTACGATTTCGTCTCATAGCGACATATCTTGTCCTTTCTATTCTCAAAATGGACATTCATCTCCTTTTCTTAAAACCCATTCCTTGTTGCGCTCCGCAACATCCACATTTGCCCCATAAGCGACTTTTTTCATTTTCTCGATAAAACTATCTCTATCAGAATTTTCCGCCGATAGATGGCACATTATGACGTTCTGCAAGCTATCTGAATAATTTGCCTTGACAAAATCACAAGCCGTGTCAATACTTAAATGGCCTCTGAAAACGTGATTAGCTTTGCCTGTGTTATCTCTGTCGATTAAATTCTTGTCATAATTCACACCTAAGAGAATGTGGTTTATGTCTTTAAATCTCCACTTGATTAATTCACAATCGGTTATGTAAAGCATTCTTCCCATTTCCGGGTGAGTAATCAGAAAGCCATATATTGAGCAAGGTTCGCCATTTGCGTTTGTGTGTGTCCAGCTTCCGTCTATTGTTGTTAAATCAAAAGGTTTTACTGTAAATTCGCCCATATTCATTGATTTACAGCTATCGCCTAAATATGGGGCAAGTATCGGTATTCCCATTGATTTAAAATCGTTTAATGACCTTGAATGATCGTCAATAATGCTCGTGTGAAATAAGGCATCCTACTATATTTTTTACATTCCAATCGCACATCTTTTTTATGTCTTTAATCCCCATTCCTACATCAAGAATAAGCGTTTCATTTTGCGACATAAGAGCGTAAGAATTTCCTTTACTTCCAGTTCCGCAACATTTCAATTTGAGCATTACATCACCTCGCTTTCTTTTTCAAACTTCCATACATATCCACCGGCTTGTTTTCTCACACTTCCCTTGCTGTTATAAGGCTCTTTATTTGCAACTTGTAAAATATTTCTTCCACAAACACCGGTATTTCTGCTTGCCTCCATTGCATTGCAATACGAATTGATAAATTCTCCGTTTAATGAGTACTGGATGATTTTTCCTTTCTTAAACCTCTGCACATTTCTCTTTTCTTTCTTGTTTCTTCCGTGAATAGCTCTGCCTTGGTTATAAGCAATCATTCCGTCTAATATATGAGGATTTTCCATTAAAGTTAGCCTTTTATGTTCAATCCCACTGAGAATTTGCAAATTACTAGCACAATTATTCTGCTTGTTTCCGTCTCTGTGGTGTACTTCATACCCATTTGGAATTTGCCCTATGAAAGCCTTTGCAACTGCAATATGAACTCTAATAGTTTTAACTTCTTTGTTCCTGTCTGTTGCCCTAAAAGATAAATACCAACCATTTTTATTGTTTGTTTTAACAAACTGTCCTCTGCTATCTTTCCAAAAGCTCTTAATTAAACCGCTATCAGAAATTGCATATAATCCCTCGTAGCCCTTTATCCATTTCCAAATGTTTCCATCATTAATAAAATTAGTAAGTTCGCTTTCTTTAACATCTATTCCTACCCTCTTTACTGGGATTATTCCTTTCTCTAATAGCTTGTCATATTCTATGAGCTCGTTTAAGTCTCTGGAATAAAAATGTAGTCGTTTTCCGTTGACGTATCTTCTTAGTATATATGATTTTCCAACTTTAGATATTCTTGGATAAATACTCAATTAAACCACCACTCCTTATCCACACATCACACCCACAACATCTTTAATGTTCCAATCTAAGCCTTTTTTAATCTCCTTAATCGGTATTCCACAATCAAGGATAAGTGTTTCTCCACTGTCGGAAGTTAGCAGATAGCAATTTCCGGCTGATGATGAGCCTAAACATTTTAATCTCATACTCACGCCTCGATTTCATCATCCTGTGGGAACTGAAAGCATGGCGAATAATAATAAATCCCCTCTCTGTATGTTTCCTCATGCTTGTTTTCAAAGAATGCTTCTCTAAGCATTTCCATAGCCTTAAGTGCCTTTGCTTCGGTGGAATATTCAGCAATTTGCATGTCATCACTAAGTGACTCAACGCCTGTTAAGTTTTTATTCAGAAAATAAATTCTTGACTTGAATCTCTGAATAATCACCTCTTCATATGGCATATCTATTGTTCCGTCCTGTGAAATTACTCTCATAGTCTCCAAAACCTCCCACATATTTTGCGCTTATAGCCCCATTTATGATGCTTGCAAAACTTAATCCAGTCGTGTCGATGCATTACTTAATCCTCCTCACTCTGCATGAACGGCGGAAGCTCTTCTGACTGCTTGTCGGCTGTATCGGTCGGCTCTACATCAATTATGTTGTCCTCGTCAAAATCTACTGTGTTTGCGTTCTGCTCAATATCATAGGCAACATCCTGTTCGAGCATTTCATCGTGGTTGATTTCCTCGTAATCATCTTCTTTACCAAAACCGCTATGAGTATTGTTAATAGCTTTAAGAAGTCTGTTCTTAACAGTTTTCATAGCCATTTGGTCTGCGAATTTCTGATGAACTCCGTTTCCGGTCTCCTTATATCCGTATCCCTGTTTCCAAGCTGTCTTTATCTGTGCCATAGTCATAACTTCTGCAATCTTCTCACCATTTCCCATAATCGCTACCGCATAAGCACCAACAATCTTGTCATTGTCGATATTCTCAAAGCTCTGTTCGTGGCAATCAATAATTGTCTTTGCATCCTCTTTGTGGTACTTGAATACATCCCCTTTATAAATAACTGATGCATTAATGTCTTTAAGCCCATATCTTCTAGCAAGACAAGTTGCACCATAAACAGACGGCTGACAGCTTAATTTGCCCGCATAAGCAACTGGGTAACACTGCTTCTTTCTTATTGATAATCCGTCTGTTACCATTTCGATAAGTGCATTTTCAATACTTGCCCTTGTGCAGCTCTGTAATACAGGCTTCTTATTCATATCCTGTGTGTCCTGTAAAATAAGCATTGCCGACATAAGCTCGTTTGTATAGTTGTAATCTTTAGGGAATGTCAAGCCAAATTTCTCTTTCTGCTTAATTTTAACAACCATTCCCTCTGTAAAATCCTTTGCTACAAGTTCTCTGCTTTCAGCTTCTTTCTTTTCCGCAACTGCTGTATTCTCTGCCATAATTAATCCTCCTAAATCTCATTAAAAACCTGAACCGCAAACAGTTCATTAGGTGTCTGCTTGAATAAAACTCCGTCAGATATGACTGTATACATATATCCGTCATACTTAAGCTCTACGGTGTGTTTTTTACCGCCCATGTAATAGTTTCTCTTCTTAATACTCATGTTGAACCTCCTATAATCCAAGTAACTTTTTGAGTTCTTCTTTCATTTTCTCTGTCTCTTCTCTTATTTTCTTGGCTTCGTCACTCAACTGCTCCTTGTCTTTATCGGCAAGTCTAATTACCATTTTGTACTCTTCCTCTGAAACTGTCTCTTTAAGCGCACGTAAAACAGTAGCTGCCTCTGCCATAATATTGCTTCTTGTACCTCTAAATGTAACTTCTCCGTCTTTTGCTTTAATCATCTCTATACCTCACTTTCTTCAAAATGTTCTTTTATATCCAATCCGGCATCATCGTACCACTCGCACCATTCCTGCTCTTCCTCATCAAAATACTCAAGTCCAGAAGCATTACAGTAATCCGGCTTTATGTTGTTTTTGTACTGAAATAAGTCATAATCCCATAATGTATTAAGGATTTTCCAAGCCTGTTCGATGCTTTCAACTTCGACATAAAAGTTTTTAACCGCTCCTACTTGGCAATTATGCCAAACTCTTAATTTCGTCATATCACACCGTCTCAATCACAAGCTCTTTGTCCTGTGTATGTTTCAACATAATCAACTGGTTATCAATCTGTGGTATTCTCCAATCGTCAACGCTCTCTGTGTCATCAATAATGATTGGAAAATTAACGCTTGCCACTTTTTGAAAAGCTCGGCATATGTCAGCTTCTGTCAGCATCCTTGCACCATGATTCAGGTTTCTTGCATACGCTTCACCATTGTAAACAAAGTCGCAGCATTCCTCGGTATCGCCATTTAAGAGTGGTCTAAAAAGCTTTGCTGTGGCAAAATTCAGATACTTATTAACGTCAGCCTGTAAGAGTTCGTTTTTCTTACGTGTAAACTCTTTCAGCAAGTCAAGCTTTCTCTCCCAATCGGCAATCTCCTGATTGAGGTCGGTTCTCTTATTTTCAAGGTCAGCTATGCTATCATCTATACGCTTGTTATTCGCCACACTAAGCTCAATCTTTGTATCAACTGATGAAACTTGCCTTAACAATTCGTTTCGCTCGTTTTTGAGCTTTCTAATAAGTTCTGATGTGTCGTTTTCATCTGCAAGAGCTTTCTCTTTTTCCTCGATTTTAGCCTTAAGTGCCTGATACTCACTGTTGCCTGTCATGTCAACATCAGTAGGTAAGTCTCCAAGCTCTTTAGTAACAGCATCATGTCTTATTGTTAGCTCTGCAAGTTCTACTTCAAGGTCGGCTATTTCTTTCTTCTTATCCTCAATAGCCTGTTTAAACTCCTTGCTATCGTTTGACAGTGCATTGCCCCTATCTTCAAGCTCTTTAAGGTTCTTTGCTTTTCGCTCGTCAAAGTCAGTTCTCATGCTCTCTATCTTATCTTCCGGCAACTTCTGACCGCACATCGGGCAATTAACACTGCTTTCATCAAAGGAAAGTGCCTTTGCTTTTTTCCAGTCAGCACGTACCTTTGCTAAGTTCTCTGTGTAAATTCTAACCGTACCTTCAAAGTTTTTAATGTTAGCCTTTTTAGCTCTTATCATTGACTCTGTTTTGCGGATTGAAACATCGAAGCCGTCAATCTGCGACTGTAGCTCCATGCGCTTTTTCTGATTGTCAGCATTGGCTTTTCTCTCCATGTCTGAAAGCTCAAATTTAAGGTTCATAATGTCCTCTGTAGCTTTCTGCTTGCTCTCTAAAATCTTGTTGTAGTCGGACAGTTTATCTTCAATTTCCTTAAGCTGTGGCTCATAGGTTTTCTTTTGCAGTTCAAGCTCTGCAAGGTCTGTATACTCATTGGTAGAATGAATTGTATCAATCCTTGTTGAGATTTCGTCTCTCTCCTTAACAAGCCCTTTTGAGCCATTCCTACCGCCTGTGCCGTTTAGCTTGCCACGACACACTTTTTTGAGCTGGTCAACATCGCCATCATCAAACATTGGCTTAAGTTCAGCGAACTGCGGAAACATATCGCAGATTTCTTCATCAGTATGTGTTCCAAAATAGCTTGCAAGTGCTAATCTCTGCTCTGCCTGTGACTTGTTAAGTAATGTCATGGCATTTAAGCAAAATGGTAATACTCCAAGCTCTGCCATATTGTCATTGATGTACTGATTGTAGTCAGCCATTTTATACGGCACATCATTGATTGAGTAATCAGTGATACTACCTGTAATCTCGCCTTTTTTGTTGCGTTTCTGCCTTGTAACCTTTTTCAAAGTCTTTGCTTTTCCGTCAATCTCAAAGGTGACAGCCCTCACAATGTCAACATCGTCAATCTCAGCTCCGTTTTCATCATGTGGTCTTATGCCTGTAATCTCTCTGTCATTCTCATCGTGACAATTCAGCACATCAAGAATAATTCTCTTAACTGTCGATTTGCCGACTTCATTCTGACCGGACAGTACAGTTTTCATTGAAAAATCTGCGTCTAATGTGTTTTTTCCGTAGAATTTACAAAAATTCTGCGCAAAAATGTGTGTAATCTTCATTGCGTTTCCTCTCTTTCTATTTGTTTATGGTTTTTAGAATCAAATTTCCGTGTAGGCTTGATTTTTTAACTACTCTTAGATACGAGTCCGACTCCGATACAAAAAGCCACTCACTAGCCACGTAATGAGCCTTGTTGAGCAATAGCTTCTGCTCTCTTGTTAATGGCTTCAATCGGTATCTTGTATCACCCAGCCTAATCCTTCTTACATTGTCGCTCATTTAGCTTCTCCATTTCTTTATCTAATAACGCTTGAAAGTCAAACGATTTGTCCTTGTGCCGTTTAGCTCGATATAGTTCTTGTAGGTAATCGTTAGCACTCTGACGCTTCAATTGGCTACCAATCGCAGTAGATGTCAAGATTTCCATTTCCGCTCCCCTCGTCATATACAATTCCTTGTATGCCAACAGGAGTGTCAACCACAACTCCATGTGGTAAATCATCACTTGCAATCACAACGTATTCGTTTTCATCAACTACTAATCCGTGCTCATTCAGATGTCTGCCCGGAATATTAAGTCCACCTCCAGGTAACACTCTCTGCGAGTACCACGTATAAGTGTAATCGCCGTATCTGACTCGCCCTAGCTTCTTAAATCGGCTACAACTGTATTTCTTGTGGCAAGTCGGAACTGTTGGTTCTTTATAGGTCTGCTCAACTACAACCGGCTCATTCTGAACTACTGTCGGTTCAATCTTTCCTAGCATTACGCTATTAATATAGGAAGTAACACCGGCTGTCAGTTCAACTTTGCTATCTGCTTTCGTTGCTATTGGCTTTAAGGTCATAGTTCCAATTATTAAAGTCGATAACATCAATATCCTTTTTCTTCTCATGCGGTTCGCCCTCCTCTATGAGACATATTGCAATCAGTATCAGCCAAAATACTGTTACGATTGCTCCAACAATAATACTCGCTGTCTTAATTCCGTATGCCAACGATAATCCAAGGAAAAATGCAAATGCCAATGCTCCGAAAATCAAATAGCCACAGCCGGTGTAGAATTTTTGCTTTAAAGTTCTTTTTCTCATACAATCACCTCGCTATGCAAAACTCTGTTGAGCGTTTGCGTCCTGAATAAGCTCGTCAAGATACTTAGGCACGACATAGCAATCAATGAACTCATGCACATCGTCTATATACTTCCTCTTGATACTCTTATAAGTAGATACACAACCATACTCACGCTTTAACTGTGTCCATATATCAGAAAATGTCTTATGTCTGATACTGTTATCTCTGTATGCTTCGCTCTGCTTGCCACCAAGGATATTTACAACTCTGCGCTTAACATGCTGTTGTATCTCGTCAATATCACAACTGTAAAGTGGTACATTTTCTTTAAGTTCGCTCACATCATCTTTGATATCGTTTACTTTCTGCTCTAATTCTGTATAGCCCTGTGCCAAAAGCTGTATCTGACCGCCTGTTGTCTTTGGCATACCATAACTGCCTGTTTTTCTGATTGACGGAAGTACCTCATCCATTACCCACCGCTCAAATTTCTCTGCGCTAGGCAATTTTGATTTCATAATAAGTCGGTATAAATCACCCTCATTTATGTATGACATAGACTGTACTCCACTAGATGTAGGGGTGTCGCGTTTCACGACTCCCTTGCAATGCCTAGAAACTGCATCCCTCGGTGTCGCATACCCAAGTGCGGTTGCCACATCTGTTGCTACAAAATATGGCTTTCCGTCAATTTCTGTCATTCGGACTTCCCCGAACTCTTCATTGTTGAAAATTTGTAAATCGTTCATGTTTTCTCCTTTCT